GTACCCACGAGGGTACCGGACTGAGCGGTGCCGGCCGCCCGGACCAGGACCCGCATGGTGCCCGCGAGGATGCGCGGGAAGTCGAGGTTGGCCGAGAACGCCGTCAGCGTCCCGTTACCGGTGCCGACGCTCTCCCCGTCGATGAAGTTCGACGAGTACCACTTGTTGAACGTCTTGTTCATCTCCTGGCCGGCCTGGACCTGGCCCTTGTCCGTCGCGTACCGCGGACGGTAGAAGGCCACGCCACCGATGGGGCCGGTCATGGGCTGAACCGACGCGATCTGAGTCGCGACGAGCCGGACCGCCGCCCGTCGAATGACAGGGAAGACGAACTTCAGGAAGGGACCGACGCTCAGAGCGCGAGTCTCCTCAGAGAGCCGCTTGAGGTGCCGAGCCTGGTTCTCCAGCATGAAAGCCGCAACGGACTTCACGTACTGGGACTGCCCACGGGGGGTGAACTTGTCCAGTTCGCTCTCGATGCCTTCCAGCAACGGAGACCACTTCTGGACGTACTGGCGGACCATGCCGTGGTCAGCGAGGGCGCATCCCTCGGCACTCTCCGCGATCATCTGACGCGCCTGAAACATGAGGGTTCCCTCCTACTTAGAAACGGCTTCTTCCGTTGAAGCTGTCTTGGTTGATGCCAGCGAGATGTCGGAGTTCGCCCATGGTGGCGTCGAACTCCTCCAGGCCCGGGACGGGCGAACGGTCTTCCATGAGTTGAGTGAACTGCTGCTGGTCAGTCTCGGTGGGAGTCTCCCGACCTCGACCCAACGACCGGCGGATCCGCTCACTCGCGCCACCAGGCTCCTGCGCACCCGCATCCCACTCCTCAGCGAGGTGCTTCACCTCTTCCTTGGAGGTGAGGCGACCACTCTCGACCAGCGACATGATGTCGGCGCCGCGAGGGTGACCAGCCGTTCTGCGGGCTGCGTAGGAGAAGAGATCGGCCTCAGTTGCGTGGCGCTGCGTCTGCGCGAGTTGCGACTCCAGACGCTCGATGTGGTCGGCCGCCTCTGCGAGAACTTCGTCCTTCTCACGAAGCTGCTGCGTGAACCGGCGTCCGAGGTTCTCGATCTTGTTCGTCATCTCGGAGCGCAGGGTCTCCAGGTCTTGCGAAGCGGCGGCGGCGCGCTGGGTCGCCAACTCAGCCTTGTGCTCCTTGAGCTTGAGGCGCTGCTGAGCCTGCTCCTCAGCAGTCTCGTAGGCACCGTCGACCTGCTCGATCACAGACTCGACGTGGTCGCGAAGCTCCTCGGCCGTGTTGAACTCGGTTGGGTCACCGACCATCTCGCGGATCGACTTCGCATGCGGGTGACCGCTGATGCGACGCTCAAGGAAGAGCTTGAATCCGAACTCGCGAGCCTTCTTCTCGGCCTCTGTCACGCGCTCCTGGAGCGCGTGCATCGCCTCTTCCTTCTCCTGAAGAGCCGAACGGCTTTCCTCGACGCCCTCACGAAGCTCGGCCAACTTCTCCTCGTAGCCGTCCATGACGACCTGCTGATCGGGAGCCGGCTGGTAAGGCACGAGCTTCTGGGCGAGATCCTCAACGAAGCGCTTGGCACCTGCGACAGAGGGATCGGACAGAAGCTCGGAGCGAACGACAGCCTCGATATCGGCCCGCTGCTCCTGAAGCGCCTTGACGAGCTTGGTAGCGAAGTCAGCCCGAAGGCTCTCACGAACCTCCGACTCGACCTGGAGCTTGATGTCCTCTCGGAGCTTCTCGCCGGCCTCATCGAGAGCCTGCTTGAACTCCTCCTCGACACGCTCGCGAACATCCTCTTCGGCGATCTCAGCACCAGTCTGACGAGCACGATCCTCGATCTGCTCGACCAGGGGCGCGAAATTCGCCCGAAGGCTGTCCTCGGTGACCTGCTCACCGCTCACATCCTCGGAGACGAGGCTGGGATAGGCATCTTCGCAGGCGGGGTCGGCGACGAAGTCGAAGCCGTGGAGGCGGAAGTCTTCACCGACAACGTGGTGTCCCTCCATGTTGACGGTGGTGGACCCGAGTCCGCGCGAGGACATACCGCAGGCTGCGCCCCGCCGCAGGAATGCAGCTAGGTCGTGGCCGCCGGTCGAATCCTCGACGATCTCGTAGCGACCCCAGATGGTGCCGTCGTCCTCCATCCGGAGACCGACGCAGATGGCGCCGGCCTCGCGGATACGCGACTTGCCATCAGTGGGGTGATCCACGGCGGCGAGGAGGGACCGCTGCTTGATGCGGGGCTGAAGGCGCGTGATCTCGCGCTCCATGATCCCGCGACTGTAGAACCGCTTGTTCTTGGTCGGCCTATTGCAGTCGCCGATCTTCCCCTCGACCACCAGAGAGCCGGTGTTCTTGGATTCTTCCTCCAAGACCTGCATCTGAGTGAAGCCTTCCGACTCCACCAGCATGTTGTCGACCAGAGGCCGCCGTGAGTTCGCAGCAGCGGCGAACCGCTTTGCGATCATGGGGCTCATCGTCTTGGCTGTCATGGGGTGTTCTCCAGACTCAGTCGGGGTTACCTGGCTACCGTTCCTCGACCGTGCCTACTCGACCTCGTGCATCGCTTCGATGCCCTTGCGGATGTCCTCGTTCAGGCGCGCGAGATCCTCCTCGGCGACTCGGAAGGCGACCTCGCCCTCGGCCAGACGCGCGAGGTAGTTCTCGGCGTCCTCGGCGATGCTGTAGAAGAAGCGCGCGAGCTTGACGCGGTCGTTGTCCTCGTCGAGGTCGAGTTCGTCGTCCTCGGAGAGACCAGCGTCGTCGCGAATCACGCCGATGATCCGCTCAGTGAGGTCGCCGGCGTTCTTGACGATCTTCTCGTAGCCCTCGACCAGACCAGCCTGCGTGTCGAGCGCCTCGCGCTCGGGGCTGTTGCCGATGCTGGAGACCTCGTCGAGAAGGGCGTTGAGGTCGTCGTCCTCGGTGAGGTTGGCACGAGCCCGGCGCGACTCTTCCTTGCCCTCGTCCTCATCCTCATCCTCGTCCTCGTCCTCGTCGTCGTCCTTCTTGCCCATCTTCTTGGCGTAGTCGGCGTAGTCCTCGTAGCCCTTCTTGCCGTTGCCCTTGTCGTTGACGTTGCCGTTGTAGGAGCCCTCGTGAAGCTCGGCCTCCTTGAGCAGACCGTTCAGGTCGTTCACGGCCTCGGTCAGGCGCTCGTTCTCGAACTTGAGCGAGCCGATGTCCTCGACAGCCGAGTTGAGTGCGAAGCCCATGGCGTTGATGACGCCACGCAGACCCTCCTCGTTGAGACCGTCGTCGTCCTCGCTGAAGTAGGTGTTGATGACCTCCCAGGCGCGGACCAACTGGTCCTCTTCGATCTGCTGAGCCTCGCGCTGCTCCTCCTCGGCGACCTCCTGCGGGTCGGGAATGAGGAACTGCGGGACCATCTTGTTGTTGACCTGCTCCAGGTGCTCGTTCTTGGAACCGCCACGGCCCTTGGCGTACTTCCCATCGGGCCCGACGTTCTCGCTGCTGCGCACAGGCACGTAGCTGTAGGGGCCGGCGTTCTTGCCCTTCTTGTCGGCTCCGTCTGGAAGTTCAACATCGCCGCCCGGATCGCGGGGATGCTTGTCGCCAGGGGGGCCCGCGTAGTCACCACCCTTGTCGTCGGGCTCCTTGTGCTGAGGCGGATTGGTGCTGGGACCCTTCTCCTCGGTCAGCGACGACGCGCTCTTGTCGTCCTTGGGGTCGCCAAACAGAGCGGCCATGTCCTCAGTGAGCGTGCTAGTCGGTCCCTGGGCGGGAAGCATCATGGTTGTCTCCTACTCGTCCTCGTGGACCGTTATCTAAGCGGTCTCGTCCGCGCTGGAAGTGAGTTCGTTCAGGAACGCGATGCCGCTCAACAGCTTGGGTGCCGCCGAGACCACCGCCTCGTAGATCTTGGTGACCTCGTCATCTTGGCGGCGGTCGACATTGACCAGCGCGGACACAGCGCGCTCAAGGTCTTCAGCGATATCGCGCGCCAGCGTCTCGACCTCGATTGAGGAATCGACACCGTCGAGTTGTCGGGCCGTGAGGGAGAGAGAAGCCGTCTGCTCCTTCAAGAAGGCGAGCAGGTCGGTAGCCGACTGCTGGACATCCCCCAGGTTCGGCTCAGGGATCTGCTCTTCAACGCCTTCGCGAAGTCCGACGACCGGGTGCCACCAGGCGTCGCGCGAGAGGTTTCTAACCTCAACCTCGTTTGTGATGCGGCGCTGGAGATCCCCGCCAGCGTCGAGCGCCTCTGTGACAGAGGCAAGCATGGGTGTAACGCCCTCGACATCCTCGTCGAGGATGCGGTCAACGGCCGCAAGGGCCGTCTCCATGACCTCGTGACCGACGTCAGAGACGGGGGTGGCCGACTCGTAGACGTTGGCGCGTCCTAGATGGAATTCACCCTCACCGTCACGCGACCACTCGACCTGAACAACGTCGCCCGACGGCGACTTCGCGATCAGGTGGTGGTCAAAGGTAGCGAGAAGTTCTGCGGGCCCGTGCCGCCAGTTCGCAGACTCCACGAGTCTTACCAGAGACTTCCTCTGATTCTCCCACGAGTTTTCCTGGAGCTTTGCCAGGGTGTCGTCCGCAGCGCGCGCGGCGCGCAGGTGATCGACGACTTGACTCTTGAGGACGACTGCCATGGAGAAGTTCCGTTCCCTAGTTACTAGGTTTACGGTCTACATTTATACCCGTCAACTGCTTTCGGAAGGTAAACGGGAAGTTTCTGACTTTTCCCTGCTTTTACCGTCGAGGGGAAGTTGGGGTAGATGCAGACGGGACGGCCATTAGACGGCCATTGCTCTTCTTCAGAGCCGCTTCCTTGAACTCTCGAAGGAAAGCCGATGTTTCTTCCAACCGTCGAGCGAAGTTAGCATCGTTTTCCCGGAGAGTACCGATCATGTCCACCAACTGCTGATGGTTTCTCCGGGACTCGCGATGACGACGCTCCTCTAGACGCTGGCGACGGTCGTAGGCGCGCCACGCAGCCATGGGAGCACCCTTGGGCGGAGGGACCTCCTCAAGTCCCTGAGGCGGAACCTGCTCCAACCCTTGCGGAGGAACCTGCTCCAACCCCTGCGGTTGCTCTCCGGGGGGCTGACCCTCAGGCGGAGGCTGCTCATCCATCTCAGGTGGACGACCACCCGTGAACGGAGCAAAGGACGGATCCATCCCCATCTTGTCGGCCATCGAGGCTTCCCGACGGCGCTGCTTCTCGATCTGTCGGATCTCGTCGTCGGAGAGCTTGAAGACATTCTCCAGCAGCCAGTGCATCGACATGTAGGGCTGGGTACGAGCCGCGAAGTCCGCTCGGGCGTTCTTCACTTCCATGGCCGCCAACTCGTAGATGTTCGAGGGGACGGTCATCATGACGTCGAACGGAATGGCCCACGGGTTCGGATGGCGGCGAGCCGCCAGATCCGTGCGGATCAACTGCTCGACGCCGAGCTTCAGTTCCTTCTGAAGTTGAAGGCTAACGCGCGCCGCACGTACGTCCTCGTTGGAGAGGATGGCACGACCTTGGATCGGAGCATCCTGCCCCAAGTAGGCGCGCGGAACCATCAGCGCGCCGTGAAGCTTGCGCTGAAAATACTCGACGTCGTCGGTGTTCTGGTAGTCCGGGCCAGACAGGACTTCCACTCGCGAGAGCGCCCGTCCATCACGAACTGCGATGAAGAAATCCTCGTCGTTCGCAAGCGGGTTGTACCGCATGTCGAGGAAGTTGTTGTTCGGGTTGACCGACTTCTTCTTCTTGAGATCCCGCTTTGCGCGCTTGAGGAAGCTCTCAACGCGATTCGCGGGAACGTCGGTGACGTCCACGTAGAAGGCATAACGCGCAGGGCTGCGGGTGTTGTGAACGACGCACCCATCGGTGATGAAGTTGTGTTCGTCCGCTTCTACACCGATGTCCCAGATGTCGTCTGTCTCGATCTCCTCAACGCCACGGAGCACTTCCGTCATCGGCTGCGGCTTGTAGGAGATGTCCATGCAGTAGGACGTGCGGGCAGGCAGAGGCTTCTTCGACCCCTTGATGGTCCGCCCACCCTTGCGCTCACGCTCGCGGATGAACGTGACGGTGAGCCCAAGCTGCATGGCCAGTTCGCGGAGGTCTTCAAGTAGTGCCTTGTTGCACACCTCGAACCGTGCGACTTCGTGACGTACTCGACGACGAACTTGGCTGACACTACGCGGCTTGATGTGAGCGTTCGCATCTGCGAACCCACGGATCATCGCGAGCTTGATCTTGGGGTGCGCTCGATAGATCCATTCGGGCAACCGCTTGTGATGCGCACCCGGAATGAAACCGTTGAGCGTCATGAACTCCGCAAACTTGGAGGACACAAAGGTGTAAGCACCGAAGCGGTGACCGGTATCGCCGACCAACTTGACGTCGGCGGCCCACTGATCGAACAGCGCCTTGTAGTAGGCGTTCACCTTGTCGTCCGCACCGAGCGCGAATCCAACCTCGTTCTGAGCGGTGTGCGCCTTGGTGTGACCGGCGCGCTGCTTGTGCTGACGCGTTGTAATGAACCCATCGCCCAGCATGAAGCCCCACCACCGGGCGAAATCCTCGGTAACCGTCTCAGGTGGAGTCACGCCCTTTACGGGCACGCCGCGCTCGCCTCCCCAGTGTTCTTCGATCTCTAGGAGATCCTCAGGCTGGTCGTAGCCGTTACTCTCCAAGAGTGCGACTGCGGTGTCGGTCTTCAGTTCGTAGTCGCCCCCAAAGAAATATCGTGCCCGGTAGTGATGGACACCGACTTCCTTGGCGATCTGCGGGTAGCTGAGTGACCGAGTGACCTCGTCGTGTCGCACCAGCCTCGCCTTGGAGTGCAACAGAGGCTTACGAAGCCGAATCTCCTCCCAGTCGTTGGCGTTCTTCTTCGGTGTTACAAGACGGTGAACGCCCGGCTTGAGATCCTGAACCTCAACGTAGTCGAGGCGACGAATCCTGGGGCGACCACTGCCTTGACCGACAACAGTCTCGACAAGAACTGGGTGCGTCTTGTTGGCGAAGAACTCTCGATGATCGCTGTAGACGCGGTAGATCGTGTCTTGACCGTTGTGCTTCTTGTAGACGACCTTGGTCCTCTTCAGCTTGTCAGCGGTCGTATAGGAGTAGACCTCATCCCCTTCCTTCAGGTCAGCAATTGCCTTGCGTCCCTCAGGCGTCCAGATCTGCGAGTCACCACGAAGGCAGAGCTTGTAGATCATCACGGCGTCTTCGAGCATCACGAGACGCTTCCAGATCCACCTGGCTCCCTCGGCGACGCTGACACCGTAGGGCGATCTACGCGTCGTAGAACGTGAACGGAAGTGGCAGACCTGCCAGTCCTCGAAGAGCGCGACGTGCTTGGGAATCTCCATGCTACCGGCGAGCATTCGGCGAAGTTCGTCTTGGTTCGCCGTGAATCGACCAGTCACGTCCTGGACGTAGCCGATGAGGCTGCCGTTCAACTTCTCGACACGACGCATGGTGGGCGCAGCGAGATTGTTGAGGCCCACGACACCGTTATCATTGACGAGCACTTCTTCGAAGTCGTTGCCGTACTGCGCAAGCGTGTAGGCGATGGAGAAGAGATCGTCTTCGAGACGAAGCCGCCGCTTGATGAGCGTATCAGCCATGTCAACGACCGCTTCGTCGTTGGACTGCACCCAGACGACACGCCCGTTATCCATGTTGGGTTGGGTCGCGTCGTTGGCGAAGTAGTGGAAAGCCGAGTTGTGGCAAACCACACCGTTGACGATCAAGTTGTGCGTCGAGGTCGTGACATCGAAAACGGTCTCTCGACCGTCAGGAAGCGGATCCTCTTCGACGCGCACGCCGCCAGTCCGATTGACAGTGAGCAGCGACTTCGCAGCGGTCGAGAAACCGGCCCGTGTTCCGACGAGAAGGTCGCCCTTCTTGAGATCCTTCGCCTCTACGTACGACTCAGGCTTTGCGCCCTGAGACTCTACAACCAGAATCTTGTGGTCAGGCGTCACACGCAGGTGCTCGCCGTTTGAGAGGTTGATTCGAACAACCTCGGCGTTTCTCCCGGAGATCCTAGGATTCTCGGCCGCGACCTTCGTGATGATCTTCTTCTTGGTATCGAACGCCAAGATCTGAAGACCATCGCCCTCCCGGGCGAGTTCCAGGATGGTCTTCGGCTCGATGACCTTCGTATCCTCGTTGTAGATGTAGACCTTCATCTCGCCGGTGAAACAGCGAATGTCCGGGTAGTCGTTCATCGCCTCATAGTCCGCGTAGCGATCCATGAGGTTCTGCGAAACAGAGAGGAGCCCGCCGATGTCTTCGCGACCCCAGATCGCGTAGGTCGACGAGGGAGCGTGTTGAAGCGCGTCTCCACTAGGAGATTCAGCCGCTTCGCGAGCATCTCGCTCGTCACCAAAGACGCGGCGGAGGGCCTTGAGGGCTCGATCTCTGATTGCCACAAACTACTCCGTGTCTACGGAGACGAAGATACCGTTAACGGCTAGGTTAGCTCCGTCTAACCCTCTAATCGAGAACAAATCGGTACTTGTGTCAAGGCGCACCTGCACGAGTTTGTGGTTGTGCTTCCTGATGAACTCGTGTGCCTTGAAGACCGGCTCGGCGAACTTCTGTTTCCGCTTCGGCTTTCTCGGGCGCTTCTGGCTGACCTTGATGTTCTCGGGATCGTGATTGGTACGGTTACCGTCGACAAACGAAACGACGTCGCCTGGCTGGCATCTACGCCCCATCTTCCACTCGGCGATCATGCGGCTTAGACGTCGCCAACCGTATGAATCACGGGTAGTTAGAGCGCCTTTTCTCCAGTCGCCAACCTGTCGGTAGAGCGTATAGTTATCCCCGTCGAACTTGAAGTAGAGGGGTAGCAGCGAGGTATCCTCTTCGAGTTGTTCTGGGTAACGCGGTGCGCCATTGCGGAGCAGCACCATCGTCTCCGACGAAACCCGCAAGGTATTTCCATCGTCGAGATCGAGCGCGTAGGAAATCTGTGTTTGGGTTTCGCCGACTTCGATTTCGCCGATGGTGATGCGATCACCATCCCAGGTGAAGATCTTTGTCGGGCCGCGATCAGCTAGATCAGCTACGAATTCGGTGCCCCGGAGAGTCGCAACGACCGCATCGCCTGTCAGCATCAGCTTGTCTTCAAGCGCGCGTCGAAGTACGAGTGGAAGGTTCGCAGGCTGCGAAGAATGTGGGGGCTGATCTCCTTCAAACGTCGTGAGATCACATCCCAGTCCATTCCGTCCTTCTTAGCCTGATCCTTCAGATGCTTGATGTAACCCTGAGCAACGGTACGAGCTTGCATCTGATCGCCATTGAAAAGCGGCGTGAAGTCGAACTTCTGCCCCGTTTCGTGCAGCCAGCGGTCGATGTAGACGTCATTCGTGACGGGCGGTCCAGCAGGTCTGCGAAACAAGTAGACCGGACCGGATCGCGTCGTCTGGCGCGTCGTCAGAGTCTCTAGGAGCAGCGGTGTCCGGTTCATGAGTGCCGCATGATCCCGCCGACACTAGTCGGCCCAAAAGCACCCGCAAGGCTGCCAACACGAGGAGTGAAGGTCGGAAGATCCATGGAACGCGTCGTGCGCCGATAAGAAGGTGGCAGCTTCTTCTGCGGCTTGCGAACACGGTCGATCAGCTTCTTCTTACGCTTACGCCACTGACGATGGCGTCGCTCCAGAAGAAGGGGGGTACGCTCCGGGATCATACCGGGATTGTACACGCCGAAGGCCCTGGTTACCCAGGGCCTTCAACGGAGCCTGGTCAGGTGGGGGCTGGGGCTCTTAGTCGATCTTCAGCCGCCCCTTCGTCGCGTCGATCAGCTTGGGGATCATGTAGCGGGCGGCCTTCTTGATGATGGGGTCCGTCAGAGCGTCAGGGATCCACGGCGTGTTGGTGTTGTCGACCACGTAGTCGATGATCGCCAAGGCCGACTCTTCCTTCTCAGGGCCGGTCATTCCCCCAGCTTGCTCGACGATCTCCATTGCGTTCGGAACGAGGTCGAACACGTCGGACCACTGGAAGCCATCGTCGAACGCCTTCATGAGGTGTTCGGCATGCTCTTGAACTTGCGCTGCCGTGAACTTAGCCACGACTCTCTCCTTGTAGCCTTCGAGCGGATCAGGCGGCGTCGTCGCCGTCTCCGCCACCTCCGACAGCGTCTCCGAGAAAGGAGCCCGCCGCGTCGGCGATAGCACCTCCCGATGAGCCCAAGAGCCCGGTCATCGCCCCCTTGACGGCCACACCAAGAAGTCCGGTGGCGGCCGACTTGAAACCCTCCCAGACCGTGAGCGCCGCCTGCTCGATCATGGCCGCGACGGTCTTCTCGGCGACGACCTTCTCGGCGACGAGCACCACGGAGACCTGGCGGAGAACATCCTCAGCCGCCTCGGCGTACTGACGTGCCTTGTCCGGATCATCTTCGGTGATGGCGGAGATCTCGTACTTGGCGGCCTTCTTGAGCAGGTCATCCAGGACGTGGACGCGAGACGAGTCAACGAAGTCGTCGACGTTCTTCAGGAACGTAGCTCGCAGTTCTTCGGCGCGCTTCTCCAGTTCGGGGGTAGCAGCAGCCTTCAGGTCCGCGAGGATCTTGTCAGCATCGAGCGGCATGATCTACTCGTCTTCCTCGCCGTCGCGCTTCCAGGGAAGCGGTTCCGGCGTGTACTGCCCCTGATCCTCGTCGGTAGGAGCGACGCGAGCGCTCTGACGAATGATCTCGTCGAGCAGGTTCACCTTCTCGGTTCGGTAGGCGTCGATGTAGATAGGCTCTCCATCAGGACCCTTGGCCTTGTGAAGCGCATCCACTAGCGCAGGCCGAATGCTCTCGACCAGATGCTTGCGGTTCTCCTGTAGAAGCTCCGCCTCCGGCGGCGTCCCGAACCATGCGCACCCGTTCGTGACCGGGAGCAGGATCATCACCATCGTCAGCGCCCAGTGGCTCTTCCTCTTCACCATCGACCTCCTGCTTGTCTTCTTGCGGTCTCTCCGGGTAGGCGACGAACCACGTCACCACAGCGTACTTGGTACCGGAGATTACTGGAAGGGAAGCATGAGGATAGCAGAAGTTAGACGGAAACATCAGGATGTCTCCAGGTTCCGGGCGGAACTTGACCTGCTGCCTCGGAAAGAAGGTTTCGCCCCCACTGTAGTCGGCATTCAGATAGCAAACTGCGCTAAGCTGCCGAAACGCTTTCTGGCGACCCACAATCGTATCGACGTGCGCAGAGAACATCTCCCCCTCGCGGTAGCGAAGGAGTTCGTAGCCTGAGTCGTCGGTCGCCACGAGGCTTGAGTTGTAGCTCTTGTAGGCAACTGCGGCCGTATGGAATGCGCGCATCAGACCGTGCTCGAAGCGTCTGAGACACGGACCGAAATCCGGATGAGCGCTCGTGACGTAGAAGCTTCTGCTGGTCCGGTGCTCGGAAGTGTAGCCGGGCCCAGCGTTACCAGCATGAACCTGATCGGATTGCTTCCACTTGTTGATGTTCTCGGAGACTCGAATCAGTTCATCGCCCCACGGAACGATGCGCTTGACGGCGAGGATATCGGGGCAGATGAGGTGAACGTCTGCTTGCTCTGGAAGCGGCAGGATATCGTCGATCTTGCTCACTCGTCCTCGAAGCCGCGCAGGCAGAACGTGATGGGGCGCATCATCTTTCCGCTGATAGCTACAACACCCTTCGTACCCTGGGCCGGGGCTGTGAGAGTCTTCGCGTCCGTAACCCCACCCTCGAAGGTGAGATCCCACTCATCATCGAGCGTTAGATCCACAGCACCCTTCTGGGTGCAGTGAGCCGTCTCCCCGTCCGGCATTCCCGTTGAGATGATCTTGAGAACAACCTTCGTCCCGGGAGGATGAGTGATTGTCTCGTTGTTTGAGATGGTCTTATTGTCGAGTTGGACAGTTCGGAGAGGCTTCTTGACGAGCGTCTTGGTCTGCGTGTTGACGTAGCTCTCGGCAAATTCCGCGTTGTAGCAGACGCAATCCTTGAGCAACGCGCCTTGTGCTGGATCGCACGAACAATCGAAAAGGACCCAGTCGATTACGTCTGGTGCGTTGTTGGCCCGGCCCTCACGAAGACTCGTGACAGCATCTTCCTGACAGTCAGGGTCTTCCACGCAGTGGGACGAAGGCCAACCTGCGGGGCCGTAGACCTCAACAGACCGCAGCACTCCGTTGGTGTCGTAGCCGAAATAATGCCTCACTGGGACGCCCCCATGAACGCTTTCAACGTCGTCAGGCTCGTATTAGGATCCGGCTGGATCCGAATAGTGATACGAGTTCGATCAGCGTCGACGTCTGTTAGCTCGTCAATGTGAATCCGCTCGAACCCAGCAGTCGTGAATCCGTTGATCTTAGCCCATCCACCACTTACGTGGGCGTAAGACCGTGGCGACAAGGATGCAAACGTCGGTGTAGAGGATGGAGACGTCCAGTCGTTTGTAAACGAGAGGGTAACAGGACCCACCGCGGTGAATGTGTCTCCGGTCTCTGCTGAACCCTCAAAGGAGTTGTTGACCGAGTAACCGAATCCAGCAGGTCCAGTTGCACCAGGGGGTCCGGTATTCGATGGCGTACCTGCGGGACCAGTAGCCCCTGGAACCGAAACGTTAAGCACTCCACTACCGGCGTTCGTAGCGCCGCCGAAGATGAAGTTGAGCGTATGGAAGTCGTTTCCGATAGGAGTATTCGAATCCTCGATGGTTCGAACTGATCCGACTAATCCACCAGGTGTAGCGAGAAGTGCTTTACCCGCTTCCGTTGAAGTTGCGACCTCTAGCGAGGGTGACTCTCCATCCTGCTTGATTAGCAGGTAGCCGTCGAAGATGGCTCTATCAGTACGGAAGAACGATGGAAAGACGAACTGGATATCTGTGGCAGATGACAGGGAAAAGGCACCGCCTGACGCGGTCGCAAGGAACAGAAGCCAACGCCTGAAGAGTGAGTTGGTGATCGAACCGCTGGTTCCTTGGAACGCAGCGCCCAGCACAGCGTTGTCTGGATCCGTGAAGCTCTCGACCTCGTAAAAGAGTCCATCTGGTCCTTGAACGATATCTCCCTCTTGGAGCGGCGAAGCAAACGGGTTCGTACCGTTACCGTTCACGGCGGTAGAAGCGTTGGTGAACTGGATCTCCTTACCCGCACCAAGCGATGTCTGGGTGAACGAAAGGGTTCCGAATACGGGCTCTTTGGTCGTAGCGCTGACGATGCGCTTCTTCGTCTGCGCATCGATCACAAAGCAAAACCCGCGAGTGATATCGGTTACCGCACCTTCTGTAGTCTCGTTGCCGCCGGCTCCAATGGTGAAGTTGGGTCCGAACTCACGACCTGTCTCTGTGAAGGAAGCCGAAACATTGGGCGAAGAGCCGGTTCTCTGGAGATGGGTATTAGAAATCAGATGAACGAGCCGTAGCCCAAGACGGTCGGCCATGGCTTCGCCCGTGATGTCAGCATCAATACGACCATCCAGGCTCGCGTGCGGACCGGTGAACGAGGAATTGCGTGCGGCGATGACCTCGGCAACCGAAGCGTTTGTCGCTGCTAGGTCGTCAATGGAATCAGCCGGCATGTAACCGTAAGGCTGTGAGTTGAAGGCGACCGGTGGCTGACGTGTCGTCGGAGACAATGATGAAACAACGAGGTCGTCCCCGGACTTGTCGACCATGCAGATCAGTACCTCCGTCTCCGACGTGGGCCCGGCAGCACGAGTGAAGATGCGTCCTTGCGTAGGAGAGTTCTCACGGTAATCGGCTGTGGCGAGGACGTAGACGGGAAATACCTGGTGGGCGGTGAAATCTAGCGTGATCGGCGAGGCTGTGAAGATATCGACCATCGCTGCTTCGACGCCAGAGGGCACTCTGAGTAGCGAGAAATTGTGGCTCGCGTCAACACTCAGTGTGAGCACAGGGGAGCCAGCAGAGACACTTGGGTTGAACCCTAGATAGACGCCACGAGGCATTCCAAGCCAGCGACGATTGATGGCCTCAGCAGCGTTCTCCTCAAAGAACCTCACCTTCACAAACTCGTTCGACAGTGTCATCGAAGGGAAGGTACCGGGACCAGGCGGCGGCGCTGTGAGCGACGACGTCGATGCAGTAGGTGTCGAAGCGGTAGGAAAAACGCCTGCCACGGACTAGCCCCCGAGAACGAATACGATACCAGTCCAAGCGGTAGTACCCGTTGTCTGAGTCGCTTGCACCTGGGTGTTGTTGAACGTAGTCACTTCGTGAGCTTCATCCACAACAGCGTCTCCGCCGGAATCGGCGGCAACGAACCCAGAAACACCCTCCAGCCCACCAGACACCGTACAACCCTGATTTCCACCGCCCGTACCGAGCGCGAACCCGATTGTAGGTGCCCCAGTTAGGCCGACGTAGCGACCCGCGAAGACGGCAATCTTCGGAACAAACCCCGTCGAGATGCTGATCGTGTTGACAGCGGTGAAGAAGTCGGCCACGACCTCAAGTCCGGTCTGTGCGGCGATAGCCTGAGCAACACGCAAAGCAGTCCACAGACGGGCTGTCGTGGCCGTTCCTGCTTCAGCCTCAGCTTGGGACGGCGGTTGGATCGCCGTAACACCGGAGTGATCGTCAGCATCGTGAACGGCTTGATCGTAGGTCTCGCTGCCACCAACTCCTGGAATACCTGTGTGATCTAGAGAGGAGTGCGCCGGAACATCGAGCAGATCGAAAGGGGAAGCCGTGTGATCGACCGACTCGTGAACTGAGGACGTAAACGTCTCAGCAACCGGAACCCCGGGAAGTCCCGTGTGGTCTGTCAGTGCGTGAGCAGAAGAAGTGAAACTCTCCGGTGCCGGAATACCAGGAAGCCCTGTGTGATCGAGAAGATCGTGGGCGGTCTCATCAAGCGCGTTGTTGAAGAAGTCCGACGCCTCGGTCGCAAACACCTGCTTCGTTCCGGCGGCGAAGTTGACCGGGAGGTTTCCATTTGAAGAACTGATGACGGAGTCTCGCGCCAAGGACGCCCCGCTCACAGTCCCGATGCCTACCTCCCAAGTACTGTCGCTGTCGTTTTCGATGGCGTAGAAGCATTGATTGCCGTTCCCAACGCCAGCCTGAAAAGTACGGAACCCGGCAGCAGCGCCATCGAGAGTGAAGCTGCTAAGACCCACCGAAGTGGAAGTCTCCTTGACGCGATCAGCGAATACGAAGGCCATCCGATCTCCTAGTCACCTGCCGAGCTAAGAAACAGTGTAGCGGCATGATCGTTTGTGGAACCGGAGGTTCCGAGAGAGACGTCGATCTTCCCTTCCGTCGCACTAGCTGCGGTGACGTCGAGAATTTCCAGTGGGTCTTGCGTGGAAACGAAAGAGCCGAAGTCTCGGAATCTAGCGACATTGCCGTGTAAGTACCGGATGTTGTGTCCCATATCCCGAGTAAACGAGAACATCATAGCCGACCCACTAACGCCGGCGAACTCACTACTGAGTTCGAACGTGTTTAGGGCGCTATAACCAGGACCCGGGCCCCCCGGCGGACCTGGGCCACCGCTTGCCCCCGGGGGGCCGGTAGCACCCTGTGGACCGATTTCAACAACTTCGACCTCGCCAGGAGACCCTGAAACTGTGACAACTGAGGCGTTTGGAGCGCTGAAGTTGATCGTATGAAAGGGTCCGCCGCCAACAGGTACACCAGCGTTCTGGATTTTGACGGCGCCGAGACGTGCGCCGGAGGTAGCGAGCCTCACGGCACCTGGGACAGTCGTAGATGCAGATGGCAACGGCTCTCGCTCCCCTGCCGTATGCATGGCCATCTTCCAGTCGAAGTTGCTTTGCTCCATCGACACGAATGCCGGGAAGAAGAATCGAACGATAACCTGTGATGCGAAGGAAGCATCGACTTCTACGTTGAGGTCGTTGATCTTCTTCAGACGCAGTTGCCAACGGCGGATGGTCTGCGTATCCACCGTCGCAGTCGGACCCTGGTAAGCCGTACGAAGCTCGATGTTGTTGTTGTCGATGATCGTCTCGATCTCGTAGTACTTGCCGTCAGCGCCGAGGATAGTATCGCCAACCTCCATTTCGGTTGTTGCTTGCCCATCAGCCCCGCTTACATCCGTGAGCGCGTTAGTGAATGTCCACGTACCACCAACGGCGGTCTCGTTCGGACCCTCTATACGCGCAAAGACGATGCGGCGATCCGTCGGATCATCTACGGGGCGGTATCCCGTATCGGCATCGACGACGATGGCAACGTTTCGGATCGAATCATTAGGCGCCGCAACGGCGCCGACGGTCGTCTCGTCACCGTTCCCGCTCAGAGTCAGTTCCGGGCCGAAGTCGCGGTCGATCTCTGTGAACGAGCCGGAGACGACAACACTCGAATCGCCTGCGGAGACCGCGTAGTCGTTGCTGCGCAATGCTCTGAAAAGCGGCGACAGACGCCCCGCCATCGACTCCGCGCTGTAGTCTTCGGAGATACGAGCATCTAGATCAGGATGGTCGGTCCCGTCGAACCCTTGCCTCGCGGCGACGACCTCGTCGACGATGTCGGCCGCTGCCTGCAAATCCTCGATTGACCCGCCAGGCATGAAGCCGAAGTTGACGCCGGAGAACGCCAACGGCTCATCGCGCTCACCTAGAGATGCGTCGAATCGTGCGCTGATGGCTCCAGGCGGACCATCGACGACGCAGATGAGCACCTCGTCGAAGGCCGGCGTGGCACTGCCCGAGCGCGAGAAGATTTCCGCTGTTGTCGGAACACTACCGTCTGCCATGTAGCTTGCTCGCGCAAGTACCTGCATCGGGAAATCGCCGATGGTTTGACTGCTGAAGTCAAGCGCGATGGATTGATCTGTGATGATATCGAGACCGCTTGGATCAGCCTGTGATGGGACCTTTACGACCGAATAGCCCTCTGATGTATCCGTCTCCAGCGACAGCACAGAACCAGCGGTAGTCGGGGCGAATCCCACGTATACGCCCTTCGGCTGCCCGGCGAATTTCTTCCCGAGCGGAGAGGACTTGTAGTCCTCGTTGAAGCCAACGAGAGCGTTCTCCTGCGTGAAAACCTGGCGTGGGTAGACGGCCATCGCTCTCCTACCTAGTAGCCGCGTTAAGAAAGAAACGTACTTCAGCCGATGGAGTGCTTCCGGTCGGGACGCGTGCGTCCAACCGGACGTTCAATCCACTTACGATGGTGATGTCGTCAATCTGCCAATGATCGTCGGAGTCGAATACGAAAGGTGAGTACCATTCAGAGTTACCGCCGGTCAGGAACAAGACCTCCGTCCCAGACATTGTTGTGGAAAAGCTGTACTGAGCACCGCTCCCCAAGACTGCGTGCTGGAAGAGTCCGCTCTCACGGAAGAGATTCGCTGAATCGAAGTTCGTGAAACCGACTCCTGTAGATCCGGTAGGACCTGCCGGACCCGGAACTCCACCAGAGCCGGGCGGTCCAGGCGCTCCGATGGGGCCACGTTGTGTGATGTCAGCGATGCCGGGCGCACCGAGGACAGCACCATCGAAATCCATCGTGTGAATGTGATTCGGTCCGACCTGCGCGCTTTGTTGCTGCACCTGAAAGACAGATCCAGCTTGACCCTCTGAGATGTTGGAGGCCAGCAACGCCTTGCCTTCGAGAGAGGTCGTAGCCGTCGGAATCGGTTCCTCTTCGAAGCCGCGGGAAAGAAAAGGCAGATAGTCGAACTGACTCTCCTCGATCTTGCGCCAAGCCGTAAAAAAGACGCGAATCGTACTTGCCGGAAGGGTGAAGGGCGTGTCTGAGTCGGGCCCAGTGCGCGTTCGCGCGTTCAACTCGAATCGACGTCGTAGCGTCGGCGCCGTTGCCGGAGGAGTCGTCGTTCCTGGAAACGGGTCAGACAGCGTAAGCGACGTATCGCTGACGGGCGTCGAAGCAACCTCGTAAAGCCCGCCCCCCACAGGGTCTTGGATGATGTCCCCCTCTTCCACCTCAGATGTGAAGAGGGTCCCGACACCGGTAACCGTGGTGCTGGAGTTCGTGAACGTGATCTCCGTCCCAGATAGTGTGATCTCGTCAAGACTGAGACGTCCGAACGCGACCGCTCGCGCGTCGCTGGTAATTCGAGCTTGCGTCGTCGCATCGATGATCGCGCAGACGTTGCGAACATTGTCCGTCATCGCACCGGCTGGTGAAGGAGAGGGGATAGTGCCACTCGTCACGGCACCAGGACGCGTCTCGGAGGCGAATCCCTCGAAGTCCTCGATAGGTGTTAGGCTGGCAGCGCTGCGATGGAAGGCAGCGAACCCACTGCTGATGTTGACGACCGAGGTCGGCGAGGTGAGAACGAAATCGCCCGCCAGGATGGATTGCGTCTCCTTACCCAGTCGATCCGCCATTGCAGAGGCATCACCATCCGCCTCCAGACGATCATCCAAGGATGCCTGAGTCGTCCCCGCCAGGTCTACGCGCGCGTCGGCAATTTCGGCATTGAGGGCGATGGCGGCCAGAAGCTCATCGACCGCATTACTCTTCATGAACCCATAACCGAGCGGTGCGCCTGAATAGGCATAGGGCGTATCGCGGTTGAACGGCTCCGCGACGCTGATGGTTTGAGGAGCCGTGACCACGCCGAGCAAGATCTCGGTCGGCTGAGTAGGAGCCGCCGATTGAGTCACGATCTCGGCTGAGTGAGGAAAGCCCAGAGCACCTCGCGTCTTCAAGACGACGTTCACAGGGAACGCATTGTGATTTGAAAAGTCGAGTATCACGTCTGTCTGCACGAAGACATCCACGCTGTAGAGCGGGTCGTCCTGTGACGTAACGCGAGCGAACGAGACGCCAAACATGGGATCTGGCGAGAGAGTAAGCACATCGTTAGTGCCGAAAGAGGGTACGAATCCGAGATAGACACCTCTTGGGATGCCCAAGAACTTCTTGTCTGCGGCATCCGAGATGTAGCGCTCGCCGTGGCGGAACTTGACATTCACCGCATCGAACTGGTGCGACGGTCCGGCAAGGACACCGGAACCCGCCTCCGTCTCAGAAACGGAGCCCTCAGAGATCGAAAATTCGCTGATCGACATCTGCTCGGGTTCCTTTAGTTACCGAAAACAAAAACTCTGCCGCTCACGGTGTCGGCCGAGGTGTCGCCGGAACTCGTAAGCGTGACCGTGCCCCCGCCGAACGTGGAGAGCGTATAGATGACGTTGTCCGGATTCTGAGAGGACGACGAGATCACACGTTCGGGGATATGCTCCCAGGATGACGTAGCGCCGAAGTTCAGAGTGCCAGTCGACTGATCTCCGCTATTGGTTCCGAATGCAACACCGACTCCGCCTCCTGTGTCGGAAAGCTCGTAAAGCACGACCAGCATGAAGGGTGTGAACCCGACAGAGAAGGAGATGTTGGACGAGGTCGGACCGAACGTGTGCGTCGCGAACTGGAGCGCCCCGGGAACACCCGGAATTCCGGCATGGTTAGTCGCCGCGTGAGTCGCAAGCGAGAACACGCCCGGGATACTGGCGTGGTCTGTGACAGCGTGGACCGCATTGGTGAAAGACTCTGGAGGCGGAACACCCGGAAGACCTGTGTGGTTAGTAGTAGCGTGAGCAGACGAATCGAAGCTGCTTACGCCCGGAAGACCGGTGTGGTCCAACAGATCATGCGTCGGCTCGTCCAGCAAGTTGAAGGGCGGAGCGAGGTGATTGACCGACTCGTGTGCCGTTACGTCGAGGAGATTGAAGGGTGCTGCCGTGTGGTCGACGAGATCATGACTGGCGGAGGTGAAGGACTCGGGAGCCGGGACCCCGGGGATTCCGGAATGGTTGAGCGTAGCGTGGGCTGAGGTGAGAAGCGTCTGAGCGAAGAACTGAGACGCAACGACAGCGCTGACGATCTTCGTTCCGGAAGCGAAGTTGACGAGGAGGTTCGCGTTCGAGGAAGCGAGGACGGTTGTGCGCTGAAGGATGTTACTTCCTGTGAGCGTGCCGATACCCACTTCCCAGGTGTTGTTGGAGTCCAAGACGATGGTGTAGTAGGTCTGGTTGCCAACCGCCACGCCTGTATCGAAGGTGCGGAACCCCGGAACGGCCCCAGCAAGGGTAAGGTCGCCGGTACCCGTAGTAGACGACTGCTCCTTGACTCGGTCAGGGTAGACAAAGGCCATAGCTGCTCCACATCCTCAGAACTTATTGCCTGTGATGTTCCCCTCAGGATCCTTCTCGCCAGAATAGACGCCGGGGCTAAGGTATTCTACGTCCTGAGGATCCAACTGGTTACGCTCGACGTCGACCGGGATGAGCGATTCAGGGTCGCTGACGGTAAGAGGTGAGATAGTTGCCACCACATGATCGAACACAGGGCCGACGGCATCCACCCCCTTCTGGGCAAAAGAGTCGATGACGGGTCCATGCACGTCATTTGCTGGTAGCGTGGCTTCGGTTTCGTGGTCGAACACGGGCCCAACAGCCGAAATTCCGATGAGCGAGAAGGCGTCGCTTACTGGTCCGAACGAGGCCCCCGGAATCCCTTCCGCTATGTGATCGAAGATCGGTCCGGCGGAATCGCTGGGGTTTGCGGAGGTGAACCGATCTGCAACCGCACCGAGTGAGGTTGTGGGTGCTGCCTCTGCGACGTGATCGAAGATCGGACCGCTAGAGCTAGGTGCGCCACTGGTCGTAAAGTGATCGAACGTCGGTCCTATAGACGACTGAGGAGGTGGCACAGGATTACTCGCAAATCGTAAGGCGGCGACGAATTGCGCCGACCATCATAGCTTGTTCCCAGTGATGTTCCCCTCATCATCCTCTTCGAGACCGTAAACACCAGGACTGAGGAACTCGACCTCCGATGGCTTCAGCTTATTGCGCTGTGGGTCAGCAGGAGTCGTTGGCGGTGGGGGAGTCGAGATGTTCGGAGGAAGAGGCGTCGTCGCCATCGCAATATTCGATGGAAGCGAATCACCCACCGAATCGAAGGCGAATACGCGGTAGTCGTAGGTGACAAGGGGGATGGCGAACCGATCCCGGAAGCTCGTCTCCGTGGGCTCGGTTTCGCCGATCTCTTCCCAGGTATTCTGCCCCGTCAACGAGCGTTCGACGCGGAACCCATCGGCTCCGCCGCTACTTGCATCGATCCACACCAGGTCCACATCGCCCGCGTCCACAACCGTAGCCGTCAGATTGAGAGGGGCCGGGAGAATGGTAAAGATCACCTCACCACCGGTTGTGCCGCCGAAGCCAAATGCGCTGACGATAGGAGGGACAACATCACCAACGTTACCACTATAGACCTGCGCAGGCGGCAAGACCGTAATGGCGCTCGACGTACCCCCGTACTGACGTGCTGGAGCGGTGATGATGACATCCCCAGTAGAGGCGCTGTAGACCTGTGCCGGCGGGAACTCCGCCTCGTCTTCCGTAAGACCAGTGAACTGACGACCTGGTCCCTGCACCAGTGAGTGGAGCAGACCGGAGGAGAAAGAAGCAAGCTGTCGCGGCCTAAAGCTGTGGAGTAATCCGGAGCTAAACGGCATTGCGAACGCCTACGGTTGGATCTCTACGTACAACTGCGTTGTGATCGGTTCGCCGGTCGTAACACCGGGATAGCCGGCCGTGACGGCGTAGATCGTCGAACCGTCAGCCGTGAGACCCTGGATTTCGTCACTGACGATGGTGCCGTGAGAAGCATCTGAGAGACTGGCCTGCTGAAATTGAAATTCGTCATCTTCGCCAAAGAAGACTCTGACGTTTACCGTCTCAGTTCCGAGCGGTCCATAGATCTTGAACCGCAGCCTCTCTCCGCCTAGCGCAGGCGTGATTACATCTCCGCTTGTCGCCGGCTCAAACTCGATGTTGACGGAACCGCCATCGGGACCGTCGGACCACCAGATCGGTTGGTCGTCTGAGTTTGGTCCGCCAGGGATCATGATGCCATCAGTGGCTCCAGAATCATTTGGTGATCCGCCAGCACCGATCAAAGCAGAGTCACCATTCCATTTGTAGACATCCCACGACGCACCAGAATCATGGTAGAGACGAATCTCAGGCACACCGCCTGGATTGACTTCCTGGTCGAACATCCAAGTGAAGTGGCCACCCGCACCACTATTTCGACCGACAGAGGCCGGAAGTACGACATCGGTCAGGTCCGACACGATTGCAAGACCGGCACCACTCTCTTGCAGCTTCATCATGTGCCAGCCACCACCAGAGTCCCCAACACTCTGGTAGTAGTAGAGGGCGTAAAGGAATGTCCCGTCGGTGAATAATGCACAACGATTGTTTCCAAAAGGAGTACCGCCAGACTCAAGCACCAAACGATTAAGCGAGGACGAAATGTTCTGACCCGCCGGCCATTCGACAACCACCGGAGGTTCGTCCGCACCGCCGCCGGGCCACGAGTTGATGAGCCATCGTCGTCCGTTGAGAAAACAAACAGCCGCCTGCTTGTTAGAGCCGCCGCCTCCGTGCAAGCCGGAGTCGACCGTGTGAAGCGAGACTGATTGTGCTGCGGGATCATAAGAGACGGCAAACCAGCCCTCGGTTGCTGAGAAGGTGACATCGTCCTCGATGAACGTATAGATAGCGTTTCCGAAGACATGGCTGTTCCAGCAGTCCGCTTCACGCTCGGCATCTACAGACCCAGAGAAATCGGATGCGGCCGAAAATGACCAGGTCGAACCATCGACCGAGCGGGCGCCCTGGAATCGAGCGTTGTTATTACCGGGCGCTAGAACAGCAAGATGTGGTTCGCCGTTAACGAATACCACGTAAGGGCCCACGAAGAGATGCCCCATTGTGGTATCGAATCCCTCGGTAAAGCTCCCCTCACTAACCACTTGGTCCCAATTGCTTGTTGAGGGGTTGTACTTATACACTCCACCATCGTCGCCGGCTGAACCACCCTCGGATCCAGTCCCAGCATAGAGATCCTCGGCCCCTTTGAACTGGACGACACGCTGGAGCCCGAAGGTAAACTGTGAGGAGAACTGCTCTCTTCTGGCGAACCCATTTCCGACTTGGGCCGAAGTTGCGTTGAGCACACGAAAGACGGCAACACCGTTGCCGATGGTGCCAGAGAACTTGTTGTGCATCGCAAGGAATTCGGTAGCCATGCTCTAACTCGATCCGCCTAGAACGCCTCAAGCTGATAGTTGTAGGTGTCGCCAGTGACAAACCCATCAGCGATCTGATCCCAGTCGAAGGTGATCGGCGTTTTGTCGGCGGGAACGTTGTCGACTTGGGCACCTGGGTTCGACCCGCCCAAGGAGAGACCCGGATCTCCCGCCGGATTGAGGATGGTCATCGGATCGAGGGTCAGGTTATTGACGTTCGCCTGCACGTTGTCGTGGTGTCCTCGCACTGAGAGGACCGTTCCGCCGTTCTGGTAGACCTGGCAAGTGACGGTGATTCCGCTCGGATTCACTGATTGCGCGGTCTGAAGGACGCGCTTCTCGTCCACGAAGAACCCGTTGTAGTCGCCGCCGTGAATGGCGTAAGGAAACGCCATATCACCGGAGCCACCGACCACACCGTGCTCGATGATCTGCGTTGCATCGTCGACCCACTCGAACTTCTCGATGGGATCGCTCGGCGTCGGACCACGAGCGGCGTAGATGAATACGCCGTAAGTGCCCCCCGGTTGGCGGGTGACGTGAGGCCAGAACCGAGTGTTAGCGCCGAAAGTGCCTAGGGTCGTAAGCGATGACCCGGCGACGGTTCCCGTAAGGTCTGTGACAACAAGACCAGGAGTAATGCTGTGGACGAAGAAGTTGCCTGCATCCGACGTCCACATCACGATCAGATTGTTGGTGTTGGGGTCGACGAAGAGACCCGCCTTGCTCGATGTCGAAGGAAAGTCCGAAGCCCCTACGCCGAGGTCGGCACCGTTCGTATCCACGTCCCAGGAAGCACCATCCAGCGTCGCGATGCCGGCGTGGGCTGGGGCGCCGTCGGTAATGGGACCGAGCCACAATCCGCCGTTCCAGAGAACCATCTGGTCGGCGCCTTCATTCGAGAGGGAGCTTGAGAGGGTGATGGTTCCGCCAGAGGACGGATCGTAGGCGATAAACATGTCGCCGATGCGCACATAGACGAGGTTGTTAGACACGACGGGAACCGTCTGACCAGCAGTTCCGGTCGTCACGTCTACGGTCGTATCGCTGTCCGACCAGGTATCGCCCGCGAGGTCGTACTCGAACACGAAGATGTTGACGCCGCTCATGTAGAAGCCCACGAGCTTGATGGCGCCTTGGACCATGACCGGGACGGGTCCGATGACTTGCGGGTACCAGTCGTCCGTTGTCCCGGTGAACGTGAAGTCCGAAGCGAACGTCGTTGCCTCGTCCGTGCTCCGGTAGATCACGCCGTCTTGGATCACGAAGATCATGTCCAGGAAGGTAAATACGCGGTTGTTCTGCTTGACGTTGTCGCGGACGCCTCCGAGCGCGGTTAGGTCTTCGAGCGATGCGCCCGGAAGAGAACCGAGTCCTGAGGAATCGATGGTGAACCCATTGTGGAAGAAGAGTTGCGGGCTCGTATCGTTGCTTCGCAGGACGAGAAAAGTCTCAGCCACAGCGCGCTCCCTACTTCTGGACGATCATATCGATCCGACAGAAGGGGCATCCCCCGAGTCGGATGTAGTGACCGACCTGGGCCTCATCGGCCTGCTTCGGCCCCATGTTGGTCATGATGGTCGCAGATTCCTTGACGTAGAACTTGGAGCCATCGGCAAGCGTGTAGACGAGCATGACTAGACTCCTGCGATCCTGGCGACGACGCGGATGTCGACGTTGTCGAAGTCTCCGTCGAGATCAACGAAGGCATCCCAGTTGAAGAAGTAGGAGAGACCGGTGGGGGAGGAAGTCAGGTTTTCCTTACCAGAGTCTCCGTCGCCCTGAGTCATCTCGAACCAATCCTGACCGTTGATGGAGTACTCCGGGATCACGTCGATGGGGCGAGAACTGTCGTCGCGAATCGTGTAGTCGACTCGCACGCGCCCCGGAAAGGGTTGGCTCGCGTCGTCAACGAACACCGACGGTTGATTGTCGGTGAAGGTGCGAAAGTCGCCGCGCTCGACTTCTGGCACCATAAGGTCGAGACCGGTTCCACCGCCATCGAGCGTGCCGACCTGCTCCAATTCAGAGACGCCATCCCAGGAATAGAGAAGCACTGATTGAGGAATCGAGGGCCGGAACCGGACGATGATCGTGTGCCTCTCGTTGGTCCGGCGGCGGTCATCGACGTAGTAGGCAAAGCCGAGGTTCGGCTCACCCCGGATCGTCAGCGGAACAAGCGTGTCCGACAGGTCTGTGACCGTGAACATCGAACCAGATCCCTCAATCGTGACCAACTTCGAGCCGAGCGTTCCGCTGTAGAGCAAGCTGATGATGCCGTTCCGGTTCACGAACATGGAGTAGTTGCCGGTATCGTTATTGAGAACAACCTCTCCTGTTCCCGGAATCACGATCAGAAGATTCTGCCAAGTTGGTGTCGGCGCAGTCGTTGACCACGTCTTGTCCAGCCTGTAGATGTTGGGGGCACCGCTCGGATTGTCCGTCGGTAGGACGTAGTAGAGATCATTCTCGAAGAACGTGAAGGCGCCGAAGTTCGCCTTCTGGCCCGTGATACTGCTGTCATCGCCGTCGTCGAAAGTCGACGTCAGAGTGTCAGAAGCAGGATCGTAGTAACCGATCCCCTCAGATGTGGTGAAGAAGACGGCGTTGTGCCAGACGATGCTGGGCCCAGCCCGAGAGTCCGTAGGCTGGGTTGCGAAGTTCTGAGTGTTGATGGGACTCCACGTCGAGCCGTCGTCTGATGCGCTACGACGCGCGATCACACCGTCGACGCCGACCGAGTTAGCAACCGTCGCGATGGCAACAAGCCTGTCACGAACGACCTGAAGGCACATAGGAACGAGAGTGCCCGAAACTGTCGTGATGGCGGTAAACCCGACTACATCGGCCCAGACTCCTGACCCAAGATCGAGAAGGGAGAGTCGAATCTCGTTGCTGGGTGTGCGGTAGAGGAGGTAGTAGTCGCCCCTGAACTCACAAACGACGTTTTCGCACCGATTCGGAAAGTCCGACAGGACATCTGCACCGGCAACCTGGTTTCCGAGGCTCTCGACGAGCACATCGATGGTGTTGACGGTGACTACTTGCCGGTCGTCGCGCTTATATGCCAGGAACTTAGCCATGTCTTACTTCTCCGAGCGTAGACGCGCGACGAAGGTGTTGCCCTCGCGGTTGAACTCGATGTAGACCGTCTTCGACCCCTCTGCGTAGAGATGCAGCACAGCACCCATCATAGCTGGCCAGTTACGATGAAGATCGCGTAGTGCCTCATCACAAGCAGCCACACCATCCTCACGCTTCCAGCTTCGATCACGCTTGTCGTAGACGAAACCCAGCGCAGAAAGCTCGTAGATGAACTCCTCCCAAGTCATCGTCGTGCTCATGACCTCTGTCTCCTACGGCGATGGGGTTCCAACGACGGGCAGTGTCCAGCCACCACCAGTTGCGCGAAGTTCGCCCACTACAGGCAGCGTCCAGCCGCCGCCGACTGCTGCGTTCTCGGCCTGAACAGGAAGAGTCCATCCGCCTCCTACAGCCCTCGGTCCGTCGAACCTGAACTGCGCGATACGAACGTGGATTGGGCGGACGCGCTCCACGTTGTTGATGACGTCCTCAGCAACAGCCGAGAAGTCTTCGATCTCCGTATCGTCAGGTGTCGTGAAGAAGAGCTTGAGCCAAGAGGTTCGACAAGGAAGATCCCAGGTGAGCATCCCCGGCCATCGTGCGAAGAAATCGGTGAAAACCGCGTCTGCTGAGATGGCGTCCGCCGGAATCGTGTTGAAGGTAGCGAAGAACTCGGTCGGCCCCTCTTCAATCAGGTTGGCCCCGGCATCACACGAATCGGCCCAAAGCGGAGTGATCGTAACGATCAGACCAGAGAAAGCAGCAGCGATCTCGTAGCCTTGATCGATTCCCTTGTTGAGGAAGAACTGAACCGCGTTGAGGACTTCAGATCGCTGAAGAGCTTCACTCTTCAGCGAACTAGGCGAGATGTTGAAGTTATAGCCAAGCTGAGCTAGCTGCTCGATGGGAACACGGTTGGCGTCCCACAGGGACGGAAACAGGTCCCAATTGTCCAGTAGATCTTGAAGCTGCGGCTTGTAAGAATCCGCCAGCTTCCGGAACGGCACCGGCGGGTCGAACGGACAAAGGGCGTCGTCGTCCCTGACGTGCTGAGGCGCGACGGCGAACGTAACTTCCTCTGCCCAGTCCGCGTGACCGAACGGGAATTCCCCGAAGGGTTGGAATCCAAACCCAATTGCAGAAGGCTTACCAGACATTAGGGGATCGCCAACTCACGCCAGATCTCGAACTTGTCGTTGATTACGGACGCCACGGCAAGGGTGATGAGACCCGTGCCCAGGTCTACGGTGTAGTCTTCCGTTGCCCCTTCGGCGAGGAGTTGACCGTTGCGGAACACGTCGACGCGAAGCAGGAAGGGAGACGTCGCGAGAGCATTTAGGACGGCCGTTCCCGGTGTCGGCTTGAGCAGCAGCGGCGCAGGGTGTTGGTGACTCGACACGGAGACGCCGGAATTGTCTCGGGTCTCACGGAAGACGATGAACTTGTCGGGGTTCGGCACGACAACGGTCGCCGTGTTGAGCGTGATGACACCTGTGTTCAGGTCCACCGTGTAGTCTTCGGTGGCGCCCTCCACCAGAAGTTGTCCGTTCCGGAAGACGTCGACACGAATGAGATCGGGCGTCGTGATGACGGGAGAAGGAGTCAGCGTATTGAGGCCGGCTGCCGGAGCAATGAAGAGCCAAGCAGGCTCGTGCTGGTGTGGAAGAACAGTGGTGACCTTGATGAGCCCTGCTTCGAACAAGGGGCCTGTATCGCCGTCGTTGAGCGACATGCCGTTCGCGAAGTAGATGACGTCGTCACGTCGTGTGACGAAGAGTCTCAGGTCGTGCAGACGCACACCCTCCAGGAAGATCCGACTCGAACGGAAGAGTTCGAGTTCCACATCCTGATTCTGAACCAACCGAGGCATCTTGAAGTAGATGACCTCGTTCTCCTGAAGCGTCACAGACCCACTTGGAATGAACCCACCGAACGGTGCGTGGAAACCGTTCACGTAGATCGTGTCGGTCCAAAAGAGGGTGTCCGTCGCCGCATCCCAGGAGAAGATTCCACCCTTCTGCCAGACAATGTTCGAGTTGTCGGAGTTCGCGAAGATGGCCGCATCCTTCGCAAGCTCTCCGGCCTTGAATAGATCGAAGAAGGGCTGCTCGCGCTCCGAAGGGTAAGGAAACAGGTTGCGCGGGGAAAGCTCAGACATGGTTAGAATCCTTTAGATCTGAGACAGCGCCGGTTGCTCGCCGAGTGTGATGACCTCGAAGTCGCGGATGACCAGGTCTCCGAACTCATTCAGAGCACCGATACCTGGGGTTTCCCCGTTGATCGCGCTCACAGCAATGTGGCTGTAACGGACACCTTCGACCGCCTCAACAAGTGCGTAGAGATCGCCGATGCGCAGTGACTCACCGTAAGACCGACCCAGAAGTTCAGTCTCCAGCACAGCGATGACATTGGCGAAGACGGTCTGACGAGCAACCTCGTTGTTGAAACCTTCGGCCAACGCGATCTCAACCTCCAACGAAACGCTAAAGAGGTTGATGGACCCGTCGGTCACAATCACCTCAACCGTGCTCTCGGCACGCTCGTTGAGGAACGTCTCCAAGGCCGTCGCGAGCCCGACAGGTGCGGATACATACCTACCAGTAGCGTCTGCCGCAAGCACCTGTGCGTTGACGATGTTGACCTTACAGTTCGAGGAGAGAACAGCGTCCCAGTAGGTTCGCAGCCGAGATGCGATGCCCGGGTCCGCAACTGAAGTAAGCGTCGCCGTAACACCCGTTCCAAACTCGGTGATTACGTCTCCAACCACGAACGGTGTCGTTTCTCCGACATCCACGACCTCCAGCGTCGTCGATGACGTAACGCGCGCGATGGTGCCGGTTGCCTCTGACAGGTTGCCCGTGACCGTCGAACCAACGGTGAAGGTGCTGCCAGAGGGGTCGGTTGCACCGTGGGTCAGGACCACCGGACAGCAGGCGTCGATCAACCCGATAATCGTCAGCGCCTCGGCGTCTTCGTCCACAGTACGCGGTACGGTGGCGCGCCCGACAGCTACAGCACCGAAGACCGGATCGATGAACGCGTTGATGAGCGCATCCAGATCCTTCTGGGTGACAGCACGGTCGGCCGTCTGCGTGACCAGCGGCGCATTGATCTTGATGGAGTCGATGCTCTCGCGCGGTGAACCAGGCGTCGACGGGTCATCGTGCGTCAGAGTCGCTTGAAGCGTCTGAGACCCAGCAACTAGCGGCGCCTGAAAGTTGGTAACCGTGTTGGCCTGGACAGCACCGGCAGGTCCCGACGTAGCAAGGAACGTGACGCGAATCTCAGCATCAACGGGAGGGATGTTTCCAGCGATACCATCGCCGAACTGAAGCCGCGGCGGATTGAACCCGTACTGGATCTCAAACTGGTCGGTTCGCTTGAAGGTGAGCAGCGGATTCTCAGCCCACTCGACGTTGTTCACGAATACGCGCGGAGAGTCCTGCGCGATAGACTTACTTGTCGGAACCGACTCCAGGAAGAAGAACTGGTTCGGAGTTCCGTCGCTGGTGAAGATCTCCTCGATGACCTCGCCCTCTATAGCAGAAAAGGTCTTCGGCCCCACTTCACCGACATCGAAGATGACCTCTTCGGTGGTTACGTAGAACAGTCCAGCAGGACCAACAAGAACGCGACCCGCCTCCAGCGTCAATCGCGTGAGGGTGGGCGCGAATGCAAGTGTCATCGTCAGTTCGATGGCCGGGGGAACAGCCGCATTCGGCTTGTAGCCAAGCTGACGCGCAATGACGTTCGCGGCCGAGCGAAGGCGGACGAACTGGAGCGTTGTGTCATCTGCCTGCCTATCTCCGTACCAGGACATTGTCGAAAGGGCAAAGGCGTGCATCTCGACCAAATACTGGCCGTAGTCCGAGGTGACGATATTCCCCGCGACCTCGTTTCCGAACTGGAGAACGAGTTGGTTGTTAATCTCAGTGACGTAGCTGTCGAAATCCTTACCGAAGAAGTTCGAACGAATAAGATCCTTTGCGGTTGTGCTGAGGAAAACGGCCATCAGCTACGTCCTAAACTCTACGGTCGTTCGAAACTGACTTGATGCGCCATTTGGGCGCCAAATCACGGTCAGGAAGATCGAGGTTTCCGCCAACTCAAACAGGATGTCCTGCACGGTAATCCGCTTCTCCCAGGCAGTTAGGGCGCGCTTAGCTTCAGCAGCCGCCTGGAAGGCAGCGCCCTCCGTCATGTTCGCAAACACCATCCTCCGAAGCCAGGACCCGAAGGTTGGCCGATACGGACGCTCTCCGGGCGTCGTCAGCAGGATTGTGCGAATCGAACTACTAAGGAGTTCGTTGTTCTGAACAATGACGGGCGAACCGCGCGTCTTGCTTACCTCAAAGGGTGCCTTAATACCTTGTGGAACAGACATTTAAGAACCTGTGACCTGCGTAGTCGTGTGAGTGCCGACAACACCGAGACCGGTGATCGGCGGACCCGTTGGTGCGCCGGCAATGGTCGTAGTGTGCGTGTGGACATTATAGGCAGCAGCGAAGAAGTTCTCGTTGACGAGTCGTAGCTGAAGCCCGGTTCCCAGCGCCAAAGACAAGGCGTTGATTACCCCGATGAATCCCCCAAGGACATTCCACGTACCCGTAACGTTCTTGGTCTGGGCTCCAAGAAGATCCTCGGTCATGAGCCCTTGGAAAGTGCTCGTAGCCGTACCGGTATTGTTGATGGTAGCCGGGGCTCCGCCTGCCGACGTGATAGCCGTTCCTTGTCCGGTAGAGATCAGAGGACCAGCAGAGGCGAGTGTCGTAACACCGCCGGCCGTGTTGTCAGTGATCTGAGTGCCCGTCAGAGGACTGACTTGAACGACTTGAACCCCTCCAGGCGACTCAGCACGAATCACTTGCAGTGCATCGTCGAGTGCGAGCTTACGCTGCCCCGTCGTCAATGCCTCGATCTTCATCTGCGAATCAGAGATCAACACCGAATTCTGTCCGGGCGTCTCCAACGTGATGTCATTAGCCGCCCCATCGATGAAGATGCGACTTCCACTTTGAGTTGCAGCTTCGATGGTGTTGGCGTTGTCGTCGATGGTGATCGCGTGGTCACCAACACTCTTGATGAGAATCTTCTTCCCTGTGTCATCGAGCAGAACTTCATGGCCGTCGGTAGTCTTATGACGGAGGTAGACTTCTCCGGCCTTGTCTTGCCATCGACTCTCGTGACCCCCGAACGAAGCCACGACCACTTTCTCGTCCTCTGTCGTGTCGTCCAGCAGCACACGGTGGTGCTTCTCGGCAGGCTGCCCCACACCTTGGGACGCACCCGTCCACATCTCGGTTTTGACCTGGTCTTCTGTCTCGTCGAAGGCAAGACCGCTACCTACGCGGACCTTGATGCCGCGCACAGTCGGGGCCGATTCGTCAGACCTGACGAATTCGGCGGGCACCCCCGAATCAGAGACTTGCCTATTACCGCGCGTCTTCCAAAAGGAGCCCACCACCATAGGCGATGAGTGATCGCCTTGGTCGAAGGACACATAAACAAGATCGTCTTCGTAAGGCGGGAAGTAGAAGCCAGCGTCGTCGCTGGCGAAAGGACTCATCGTATCCGCAAACTCGGGATGCTCGCGCGGGTAGCCTAGACTATCGACATGAACGCGAGAGCGACCCTGTTGTTGCGGATCGGCCGTGCTCTTTACCCGCGACTGGTAGAACGAGTAGAAGCGCTGAAATGTGTTCTCCAGACCACGTTCACGGATATTCGTGAGGGTTTGAGATAGTGTCCAAGTAGCCATCTAAGCGCCCCCCGAAGCAGCCGCAGTTGCGTCATCGCCGGGCTTTGGTTCGACGAGTTCGCCAGACGCGGGACACGGCGGCTGATCTGGATTCTCTGGCCCCTGCTTCGTCTGAGCACGAACATCGGTATCAGATGAGCGCGGATCGCCGCTGCTGGCGGCGTGTAGAAGATCGATCTGCATCGTGTAGCCGCCGACACCAATGTCGTGAACGACCTTCATCACTCGATAGTGACCCGAGAAAACCTTACCGACATTCGCCACCTCGGTAATGATCTGCGGAACCATCCCCGGAACACCCGGGCAAAGCGCGCTCGCTCGGGTGTTGAAGTTGCGCAGAATTTCACGGTTGGTGCGATCTGTCTCCTCGTCTTGGTTTGGCTTCCCACACGGCTGGACGTAAACGCGTCCGGCAGATGTGCTGGTCTTGTCATCCGACTTGCCGAAGGCTGCAACACTTCCCGATTCGGCGGTCTTAACCACATCCTTCTTGTGCGATCCCTCTGCTGTCTGCGCCCGACCCTCGCCTGTCTGACCAACACCCGGGTCGACGGGGCTATTCTCGACTTGACGAACTTCGCCTGTCTCTGAGTCACGGCAGATAGTAAGCAGCCCGCGTGAACCCTGACCGGCAAAGTAGCCGATGTGCGGATTCGTCTCGAACGAGACCATGGGAATGTCCCACTCCTTCTGCGGCTGCATGAACCAGATGAGCCGGTACTTTCGCGGAGCGAGATCACGTTCTTCTTGGTCGCTGAGCTTGACAGTACTACCGACCTGCGTGAACGTCACGTCGTTCTGGCGACAGAGGCGACGAAAGAAAGTCCAGTTGTCGGTAGCCTGAGTGATGCTACGAGACTTCGACTTCCGAAGAGAGGATTCGGGCTTAACTCCAGAATCATCGATGACGAGTCCCGTTCCGGCCTTGGAGACAATCTCTCGAAGGATCAGCAGATCGTTCTCGAAGTTCTCGCGCGACCACTCACGACGTGAATCGATAGACCTAAGCGAAGTCGAAAGAGTGTCGAAACCGCCGAGCGTGAGTGTCACCTCACGTCCGAACTTGATTGACGGCTGGACGATGGTGAAGAGCCCCTTATCCGAGATCTCTGGCTGGTTTGTCTCTGTGTTGATGTAGCCCCACTGGACCTCCATCAACGATCCGTACTTGATGAGACGACTGTCGATGATGTTGATCGCGTCGAAGTAGGGCGGTTGAAGCGTGAGGGTTGCCTGAAGTGCGGCTGCCGAAACCATCGTGATCTGAAGGTTCGACTTGTAGTTAAGAAGTTGTCCCATAGGGCTGTCCGGCCCCTGAGGGTTGAGAATCTGAGTGCCGCCGCCTGTGCTCCGAAGCTGAATCTTCGACGCACCAATCGAGTCGGTCGCCTCAACCTCTCTAAGAGTCAACGCACCCACGCCCTGCGACTCCATCTCGTCCGACTCTCTCGTCCCCGTCTCCTCCTCGGGGCGATAGAACACGACGTCGAAGTAGGGCGCGTACAGGTCATTGACGGGAGAGAAATTCTCTCCCTTTCGCTTTGGGACACGCTGCTGCGGGATGTTGAAGACCCCGCCGCTCTGATTAGGGCCCAGCGAACTCACGGAGAGATGCCTCGCTGGATTACAGAGTCTCGGCTAGGGAGCTTGATCGTTGCGCCGGGAACGTAGTCGTTCGGCCACAAGCGCATATCGATCTCGCCATCCTCCTCGCTTCGATTCCGCTCCATGAGGACCCAAGGCCACTGTGAGTTCGACATCTTGACCTGCGTCAACAGATCTGAGCGATCCGCCATCTGAACGATGTAGTCCTCGTCTGTATCGACGGGGTCGACCACGGGAGGCATAGTGCGATCCCAGAAGACGACCTCGTTGATCTGAACGAGTTCGGCATGTTGCAACGGTCCTTGCGGGTTTCTCAGAGTGCCCATAGCGCTACTGGTTCATCCCTTGATGATGTGGGCTCGACATATCTTCTGGGGCGTTTCCGGGCGCAAGGGCGAGATCGAGTTGTTCGGCGATCATCGCCCCCCAACGACCCATACCGGCAACCGTAATCTGCCCATTGAGATTGACGGGAACAGGACCCAATGGGGTTGGACGTGTAGCTCCACCACCACCGCCACCGCCAGCACCGACGCCGGCGGTCTGAACTACCTGTGAAACACCGGCTGTGCCCTCCGGAGCAGCGATCATCGGGGGAATTTCGCCGGCCCCGGCAGGTGGCGGTCCGGCGGTCAACGTAGCAGTACTGCCGGTCTCGGCCCCTGGCTCGTCCTCGCGCGCGGCGATGCCCATCGCTTCACGCGCAGCCGCCGCATCAGCTTCGGCACGCTGCTCAGCGAGCTTGTTGAGAACTTCCTGCTGCTCTTCGACACGTCTATCAAAGTCCGCGGCGGCAGCATCCGTGGCCGCCTCGCGCATCCTGATCTCATCGATGATGGCTGATTGACTCGCAGCACGCTCATCCTCAATCCGCTCCATCTCATTTTCGTGTTCCTCACGAGCAGTCCCCGCTGCGGCCAGAACAGCGTTAGCGGCGGAGCGGACTGCGTCGACACCTAGATTCGCTTGATCTACGGTAATTCCGAGTACAGCAGCATTATCAAGAACAGCCTGCGCCAACGCTGCCAAGTGACTGAGAGCGCTGGCGACAAACAACTGGAAATTATGCTCCAGCTTGAAAGTGACCGTTTCCCAGGTCTTTTCGATATAAGCAAATGCGTTTGTCGAGGCCAACTTAATCGTCGAGATCTGGTTCATGAACGTGTCGACCCACCCCAAAATACCTATCGTGAGAGCCTTTTGGAGTTTGAGCCAGATGATCTCCACGGTCGGCTTGAGCCCTTCGAGGGGAACACTAAACGCATTGACAAAACCCTCGCCAAGACCACTGAAGAAAGCGAGGATCTGGTCGCCGATAGCCGCGAATCCACTCAGGAGCTTGAGACCCAGATCCTTCCAGAATTCACCCGTGCCCATAGCAGACAGAGTGTCCTGGATGCCGGGCACGAGAGTATTCCGGAACCACGGAATGACCGACTCGCTGAACCAACTGACCATCGTCGCGAGCCCGTTGCCGAGCAAGTCGCCGACTGCCTTACCAAAATCCTCGGCTCCTTCTGTACTGATCGAACGACCGACGTTATTGAAGCCCTCCACAAACTTGCCGGGGAGGCCGAGGAAGAAGTCGTCGAAAGTGCCCCAGACCGCGCCGAGCACCTCACCGACGATGTCCTCGAACTTCTCGAAACCGGTCTTATTTGGATCTGAGATGATGTCGGCAACTCCGAGCACAGCCTCCTTGACGTTGTCGAAGGCCGCGATAGCGATGCCGAGAGGTACAGCAATACGCTTGACAACGACGCCGAGAGCCTTCATCGATCCCCGCATCGCACCTGCACCGCGTCCTGCGGCGGCAGCCTCTCGCCCAACGGACAGTAGGTGCTTCCCGATAGACTTGAGGATCTTTCCACCACCCTTGAGGATCTTCCAAAGCGGCTTGACAACCTTCACTAGTACGCCAGCAGCACCAGCAACCGTAGACAAACCGACCCCGAACGCAACGGCATTACCGGTGATCTCGTTGAACTGATTGCTTCCGTCCTCGGCGTTCGTAAAGAGTCCGCGCAATGCACCGGCGACAGATGACAAGACGGGGCCGTAGCCCTCAAAGACGTCGCTGGTTCCGCGCACGAATCCACTGAAGTCGCGCCATAGCTGGATTCCCTTCGGAATCAGCTTGATGAGATGTGTCAGTCCTTGCTGGATCGCATCGGCGAAATCGAGCTTAACCTCCTCTCGGAATACACCAAGCAGGTTGTTGAAGATGTCGAAAGCGTCGACGGCGTTACGACGCATCTCAGAGATCATGTTGTTGAAGGCTTCTTGTTGCTTCTGAGCGTCCTCCTCCTTCTTCATTAGCTCTTCGAGATCCTTCTTCTCTTGCTCCGTACCGTGCCGCAAGATCTCCTGCTGCGTAAGAATCTTGCGTGTAGTCTCGTCGCTAGCACGAAGAATCTGACGGAAGAAGCGCTGACCCATCTGCGGGTCCATCTGATCTCTGATGGCAAGAACGCTCTGAGCAAACTCCATGGGCGCTTCTGCGCCCATGCGGATCATGTCCTCCATACTGGCAAACGACATTCCGGTCTCCAGGAATGCCCGCTGCATCGGCGATACATCATCTTCCAGACCAAGGAAGAGATCTTCGAAGTGCTCAATCTCGCCCTGGAAGTGCATGAAGGTCTGACGTGCCTTGTCGGCGGCATTGGCGGCTGTTGTGCCGAGCGCGCGAGCGTATACACCCGTCATGCGTTGGATGTTGACCATGATGTCACGCGAGGATCGACCCACTAGTGAGCCGAACTGTGCCTGCGCATCCATCGCGGCGTCGGCAGCTTCAGGTAGCGTCGCAATGATGCCTGGAACCTGAAATTCCTTCTCAAAGCGACGACCGACGCCGGCCAGATCCTCTACAGAATTGCCCATGGCGTGCATTGCACCGGCAAGACGCTGTGTTTCTTCAGCACCTAGTTTGTAGGTCTCCTGCAAGTGCGCGTACGTTTCGATCTGCCGCCTACCTGCCTCTGTAGTCTCATCGAAGCGTAGTCCTGCCTTCGCGAGGTTCGTCTGAAGTTTCAGGATCGAATCAGTCGAGAGACCAGTACTCTCTGCTATCTCGGTTACGCTGCGCGCGAACTCCATCGATTGGTCGCGTGACTGACCGAGAGAGGCGTTGAGTCGAACAGATTCATGCTCGATCTTCGAAAGACCGAGAGGAACGGCACCACCAACGAGTCCGACAAGATCGGCGAACCCGTCCACGATGTCCCCTAAGCCCGAATCGAGCTTGCGTAGGATCTTTCCAAGACCAGAGGAACTATCGGAAACTTCCTTCAGGGATACAGACGCTTTATCAGCGCACTCGTCGATAGCACAAAGTCCCCTAGTGACCTCGTGAAGCTCCGGCTTCACCTGCTCCAGCGCAGGCTTGACCTCTTCAAGCTCAACAGCAAAGTCGGTCGCACCACGACCGAGCGCCTTCGCCATGAACTCCGTATCCTTGGAGATGTCGACGAGGACTTCGCCAACGTCTCCGAGGATGCGTCGCATGTCATCGAGCGCATCTTCGGCGGGGATGAGTGCCGTCGGATCCCAGCCACCCATGATGTCCTCGACGGTTCCGGCGTCCGACATCGAGGTGAGTGAATTTCTGAGGTTTCCGACGTCCTGGATGACGTTCTGGATGACGGAAGAGGCTTCGTCTTCCGCCGTGATGCCGATCCCGAAGTCGAACACGCGCGCCACGGATTACCCCTGTGCTTGCCCAACCGCCTTGGCTCGCTGATGGGCTTGCCACCAGGTCGCCGGTAGGCGAGCACCAGTACCCGCGCCTACGTCTCCGCCGCCCGAATTCTGTTGGTTAACCGCTTCCTGGCGGAACTTCACCTGCTTGTGCCGCCGGGAACATGGCATAGCCAACACTTCTTCGTGGGTGTACTTGTAAGCCTCCGCTAGGAAAAGCCAGTCGTACTCCAGATTCGATTTTAGACCTAGGGGCCAGAATCCACTAAACCGGTGTCCTACAACCAGTTCAGATCCTCTGCCGAAACGGAACCCCCTAGGTCCAAGAAAAAACCCTGCCCCACGTCCAGTGGGAACTGCCACTTGTTCAGACAGATCGGATTCCGGCACTCGACGTCGATGTCGGTCTCGACGTTCGTCTCCATGGCGTTGTAGACCTGCCGAATGAGGTTGCGGTCCGCCTGCGGAAGCGCCTTGATCTTGCCGAGAGCGGTTCTGGGGTCACCAAGCGCCTTTCCATCAAGGGTCTCGATGCGGGCGACGATGGCGAGGCTCTTGAGATCATCCTGAGTAGGACGCAGACGACCGATCTCGATGGCGCCCTTGGCCGTGAGCACCCTGATGATCGCGACCTTCTTGGATCGCGGAAGCTCGACCTTAACTCGCCGTCGTTCCGGGTGCTCCGACTGCTCGATCTTGAGCGTACGAAGGTCAACGGCTCGGTTCTTGGCCTCAGTCCCGCACCGAGGGCAAGAGCGCTCGAACTTGTAGAGATCACCGACAGTGACGCGACGCAGGTAGATCATGGCTGCGATGCGGTCTTGTTCAGTCAGAGGCAGACCGCTCTCCAACTCGTCGCAGACGGCCTTCTTGATCGTCTCCGGATCCTCGACGTCGCCGAGCTTGACGATGCATGCCGAGAGGACGTTGGATACACGTTCTCCGATGGGCAGGTCTGCGTTGCCCATCATGTCGTCTTCGACACCGGTCATCTCGCGAAGAACGATGCTGTTGTGGACCTTGTTCTCTGCGTCCACGTAACCGACGGGGAGGACGAAGTCCATCTGCCCCTTACCGTGGATCTGTACACCGGGGATGTCAGCGATACCAGGCACCTACGCCTCCTGCTCGGCCGGAATGGCACGAGACTCGTTCTTTTGGATCAGGTCGCAGAGGGCCTCGACGATTACTTCTTCAGCCGGACCAGGCCCGTAGCGCTTGTAGATCTTGTTGTAGATCGTGGTGGGCACAGACACCGCGATCTTCTCGATTCCTTCAGTGCTTACACGCGGAGGAAGGAACTCACGAAGAAGCGCAGCGATTACGGCTGCCTTCGTTGGTGCCTTGATCTCCTCGCAACGCCCCTCGAACGCGTCCAGAAGGCGTACGGGGAGGTCGACGGATGTTCGCTTGCCCCTGGGGTGATCGAGGTCGGCTTGTGTGAGCACGATCTCGCCCTTCATGAAATCAGTGATGAGTCGCCGAACCAAGGGACCAGGCTTCATCTCCGTCTGTACACAGTAGCGCGCCAGAAGGTGCTCCAGGTTACCCGGAATCACGTAGTTCAAACGCGTCTGTGTTTCAGGCGGTGCTGGTGCCGGAACGGGTCCTAACCAGTCGTTGCCGCTAATTTCCTCAGCCACCCACTAGCCTCCTGAGTAGGTCTACTCGCGAGTATAACTGCTCAGAAACCCGTTGCAAGGTGATAGGGAAAACGAGGCTAGATACTCGCTTCGCCGCGCTCCAGCGCGTCTGCGATGTTTCCGAAAGCAGTCTTCTCGCTCGGCGAGAGTGCGTCTCGGAAGCTCTCCTCAGAGAGCAGGCTCTTTGTAGTAGCTGCAATGGCCCCCGGATCAGAGACGAGTTGTTTGCCAAGGCCGGAGGCGGTGTTCCTCTGTCGCGCTTGTATCTGAGCCCTCAGGTCAGAAGCGAGATCGTCCATGACCTCGTCACCGACCTCCCTTCTCAGCACTTCAATGAACTCCTCGGCGCGCTCGGGAATAATCATACCGGTCTTCGTTGTGAGTCCGGTCTTGTGGATCTTGGTCGTCGGAAGCAACAACTTCTTTGCTAGCTCAGCAAGCCGTTGCGCGCGTGGATCGCTCAGGTCGAGCGAGATGGTGACGTGCGGAGCATCTCCACTTTCAACGGCTGCCTTCGCCTGAAGGATCTTTTCGAGCAGTCCCAGCACTAGGAGATCTTCAAACCCAGACCAAACCCAGAGAAATCGCTCGACCCGGCAGATCGATCAATAGCAGGGTTTCCGCCACCGCCAGAGTTATTCACAGTGTACCGCGTGCCATCGGGGTGTCCGAGAATGGTTTGATTTCCCGAGCCGTTGCTGAACGTCGCGAAACCGGTAGTGAAGCAGATGAACACGCCAGACGGATCGTCAAACTCGTAGGCGCCGATGCACATCTGTCGGTTCGTGTCAGCATTCGCGTCCCCACGAATAGCACCCGCCGCGACCACTATGGCAAGGTCAGACGTACCTGAGCCGCCCGAGTTTAGGCTCAGGTTGTTAGTGAAGGTGTTTGTTCCACTCACGGCAGCGCGCGAATTGGTGAAGCTGCTGAGTCCGGCAGTCGGCGCGGAGATGGTGATGTCGAGTCGGTTGTTACCGGAGTCCTCTACCACGGAGACACCGGCGCCTCCGGTGGGGATGAAGTTCAGCGTCGGCTGGGTTCCCGTGAGCGCCCCGCCGTTATTCTGCGCCGTGACCCCGAGCCCGCCGCCGACCTGCTGCGACTTGATGATGTAGGGACACACGGCAAAGGGGTGCATCCGACTGGTCGTGTGACTGTGACTACCGGCACTGTCCGTATCTTGCAGCGAGTGGTCGTGGTCGACCGTGCCGGCTGGAATCAGATCGATAGTACCCGCGCCGCCGCTATCCGCATTGTTCGCAGACCCGCCGAGGCTAGACGTAGAGAATGAATCGGGCTGTGTGTGAACGTGTGCGCCAGCACTGCTCGTTGAACCCGACTCTGAACCACCCGTGTCCGCGAGATTTCTCGTCGAGAAACCACCATCCGCGCCGTTCGGAAGAGTTCCGTCATTGAGGCCAAGGACGCTCTTGGCGCGTAGATCGGGAAGTCGGAAGAAGCCCGCGGGCTCGCCGCCTGTATTCCATGTCGACCCGATGACGGCGAAGAGTTCCGTCTCCACGGTCTCATCTGCCAGCGAGCCATCGCAGGGAAGGAATCCAGCAGGAACCGAGGACACTGTGCCGGCATAGGGCACGATGGTGCCGGTTGGAAGGGTATCTGAACCGATGCCTGAAACGCCAAGAGCCCCGGCCTGGGGCCACTGGAGGACATGGAAATTCGAGAGACTTGTTCCAGTTCCGCCAGAAAAGAGAGAGTCGAGGTCCAGGATGGTGGACCAATCGAGAGTGAGACCAGGCGCCGCGTTGCTGTAGACCTCAGATAACCCGGCCTGCGCCGTGTCGTCCTCAGCTACCCACGCATGAACGCTCGCACGACCAGTCGTAGCACCAGTGCGAAAAACGCGGATCCGCGCGAACCCCACGTTGCTGGTGCCAACGGGGATCGAGGTCCAGTTGATGAGCGTCTGACCGCCTAGCGTCACACTCCAGTCTGGGTCAGACCCGGTGCCGGGTGAGAAATTGAGCGTGATTTCGAGGGACTGGTTGTCGGCGGTCAAAGTATTGGCCGTCAACGAATAGACGGTGCCTTGGCCTGCCGGATTGTCGTCCGCGAAGAGAACCCTGGCACCTACGATGGTCGACCCACCACCGCCACCTGTGCCGGGAATACCGGTATGGTCGATGGCCGAGTGCTCAGTAGGAGTGATGAAGTCGTCGATGTTCCTAGCCATGAGCTACTCGACCTACTGGTAGGTGTAGGCGTCTTCGAGGGTATTTCCCGAGTCCCTCTGACCGTACTCGTTCTCGACCGTAATGTCGACGAGTCCTGAATATGCCGGACTGCCCGACAGCTTCACCATAGCGCCGGATACCGTGCCCTCGACAAGCTCGCCAGGCGCGAAAGAATCAGTTGGGTTATCGACGACCGGCGCGTAAGGAGTCGCAGCACTGTCTCTCATCAGCCCGCTCGTGAGACTAGTAGTCCCTCTGCCAATCTCACCATCTGAGAAGAGCGGCATTGATACAGCATTGATGGTTCCCGTCGCCCCAGAAGAACCACCACTGACGGTCAGCCCCACGAGGTCATCGAGAGAGGTGACGAGCGTAGACATGTAGACCATGAAGACACTGCTCGCGATGTGCCTGACAACGCCTGTCGAGCCGTCGGATGTCGTGATCGACTCGCCCACCTGAAAGCTTCCGTTGGTAACAGCGACCACCAGGCGTGAGAGCAACTCCTCGACGTTTAGTCGGTAGCATCCCTGCGGCACTACAACGCGTGCCGTCGTCTTCGTTCGCTGATCCACAGTGGGTGCGGCTTTGCCGGCAAAGCGCACGACGAGGTCTCCGACCTCAAGAGCCTCGCCTGAGATAAAGATAACGTTGCCGCCAGCGCGATAACCCGACGTCGCGTTGATCGAGGTGATCTTCGGCCTGGACATGTTCATGGGCTGGACGGAACCAGCCGGATCGTCGGCCAATTGATATCGGGCGCCGCAGTTAGCGCACTCGATGTTGCCGACCAGCGAAGCCGCTGCCTTCCAGGCAGCATCGAACTCGGACTGCTTTTGGTCGGGATGAGGTTGGAATGCAACTAGGGTGTTGCCTGGAGGGGCGCAGTAGTCGCAGTCGACCGAAAAGCTCATCGACTACACCTCCTTAAACACGGCGATACCGTCTTCGCCGGCACCACCGTCGCCCTCAGAAGAAGTTCCACCAGCGCCGCCATTCGCATGGATGTGGGCAGCATCGATGTTGCCGGGGGTTGTGCTCGTGTTGTAGATCACTTCGACCATGCCGCCAGCGCCGCCCCCGCCGGCGCCACCATCATTAGCACCACCAGCACCACCGTCACCGCCATCTCCGCCGTCGGCAGAGATGCGAGCCGAAGCGTCAATCGTGAGATCACTGCCGACGAAGAGCGCAATGGAGCCTGCTCCTGCACCACTGGCTCCTCCACCACTTGAAGAGCCCATGGAACCGCTGCCACCAGCACCGCCACCACCGAGGTCTGAGCCGGTCTGAGTTCCGGGGACGCCGCCCGCACCTGCTGAGCCAGTAGAGCCGGTGCCCGCACCACCGGAGCCGCTTCCACCCGACGAAGACCACAACAACATCTGCGAAATCGGAGCGTCTTCCAACCGCGGACGAACGTCGCCACTCAAGGCAGTCGGGGCCGCGCCATCCACCGAGGCAGTACCCGGGGCACCGCCGGTGCTGGTCCCTCCGTTGAGCATCGGACTACGATCACCGCCGATTCCACCGGCCGCGGTGGCGCCGCCCCCGCCTCCGCCTCCGCCTCCGGCGAAGGAAAAACCGGCAATGCCGGCCTGACCGGAAAAGCCAGATCCAGCGCCAAAGAACCCAGCACCGCCTGCTACACCGACAGCGCCGCGCCCGTCAGCGTGGATTGCCCCGCTGCCTTGGATGTCACAATTCGCTCGACAACGAACAGTGAGCTTGCGCCTTACCAGCGCAATAAGAGCCCCAGACGTCTCAACGACGAGGTTGTTGTAGTTGAGTTCGCCTCCAACCTCCATGAGGCTGGAGATCGTACCATCACCAAGGGCGCCGCTACCGAATCGAGCGTCTAGACCTGCGGCGGTAATCGCGTCAGTGAGTTCCAGTCCGTCGGTGACTTGCCTGGGCATCTAGATCATCCCCTACAGGTAGGTGAACCCGTTCTTGAGGACGCTGCCAACATCGCGCTGACCGCGCTCGTTGGAAACCGCGACGTCCACAGCACCGGAGTAAGCGGGAGTAACGAGTCGGATGTAAGTGCCCGAGGAACTACCCTTTACCAACTCACCAGCCTGATATGCCCGCGTGGGTGAATCAACGATCCATTCCTCGCGAGATCTAAGAACACCCTTAGCCCCGCCAGTCTGTCCGACAACTTCCTCGCCATCGATGAATTCCGGCCTAATCGCCGTCGAGACGGTTGCAGTAAACCCGGAGGAACTGCCCTTCACCGTGTTACCGATCAAAGAGGTGATCGAATTCGTGAAGCCAGAATCCAGTGTAATTCGAATCTCATCCGCCTCCACCAAACGGATGACGCCCACGCGCTTAGAACCTTGTCGGAGTTCCTCGTTGAGTGCGGGCGTCCCCGACCGATTCGAAAGCGAGAGCTTCACGAGTTCATCACCCTCTGGAAGGAGACGATAAGTACCAACGGGGCTCACGACGCGAGCACTGGATGTTGTGATGTCGGTCAACTCCTTCACGGGCTTTCCAGCGAAGGTGACGCTAAGGGTCCCGGAGTCGAGAGACGCTCCGTTGATGTAGAGAGCCTCGCCGCCTGTTCGAGAGCCCGACCCGATGGTCAGCGAGTCGATGCGCGGCTTCGATTCGTCGAGAAGCATCAACCCGCCACCATCGCCGGCGGGGATGCCGTCATCCTGGGTACGGAAGTAACCACCACAGCCTGGACACTCGAATCCATGGCCGTTCTGGTTGTTCGCGTCGTCCTTCCACGCCTGAAGGAATACCTCAGCCGCGAGATGGTCGGGTTTCTCAGCCTGGAACAGGAGTTCTCCGCAGCACGGACTTGTCTTCTGGATCATCATGATCGCGACCGTCCTACGTCCTACACCTGGAAGAAGACAGCATAACCGTCTTCCCCGGTGGAGCCGTCGAAACCATCGTCGCCGCCACCGCCGCCGGTCTCGACTCCTCCGTTACCACCTGCTCCGCCGTCAGCATGTACGTGCGCAGCGTCTACGTTCGTCGGTGTACCGCGGTAAATGAGAAGAATGATTCCTCCAGCGCCGCCCCCGCCGCCGCCGCCGGCACCTGCGACAGAGGGTTCACCGGCGTCACCGCCGGTTCCTCCAACAGCGCCGTCGGCACTGATCTCGGCTGCTGCGTCGATCAACACATCGCCGCCGACACGAACTTCTAGCTCCCCGCCGCCGGCGCCGCCAGCGCCCCCGCCGCCGGCACCGCCACCAGAACCATCTCCGCCATTTTCCCCAACACCAAAACCGGAACCAGTCTGAGATCCTGGCGTACCGCCTAGTCCTGAAGTACCGCTCTCACCAGAGTCAGTACCGCCGCCACCGCCGCCACCGCCGCCAGGAGCGTAAGTGAAAGGAGAGCCGCCCAGATCATCCTCGATGCGCCCCCTTTCTGTCGCGTCAAGCGCTGAAATGACGCCGCCGTTGCCACCGGATGGAGACGGGCCGCCTGTGCCTGCACCTGCGCCGTCAAGCAGAGATGTTGATCTGGACGCACCATCGCCGCCCGCACCAAGCGATTCTTGCCCATCACCACCGCTGCCCCCGCCACCGGATGCCGAAGCGTTCTTTGGGTTGGCAATAGAGGCGGAACTGCCCGCGTTGCCGCCGTCTCCGCCGACTGCGCCAAGACCACCCCGACCCGTAGCGGTTAGGGGCCCGTTCACCGTAAGATTTCCCTGCACCAGCACCACGAGCTTGCGACGGGCGGTGACAGCTAGATGGGCACCTGGATCGATGGTTAGAGCGCTGTAGTTCTTCCGGCCGGCAGCATCCGTAGGTGCGGCGATGGTGACGTTGCCGAGCGCACCGGTGCCGAAATCGGGGAAGCTGAGACCAGCAATAGCGTCTACGGCGTCTGCGCCGTCGATGATCTGTCTCGGCACGGTCGGCTGCTCCCCGAGATTGGAACTGAGGCCCTCGCATTGAGCAGAGGCTACCTTAGTCTACCAGGCGGGATAGAAGAGAGAAACTTCTGTAATCCAGCAGGTTACGTCTTAGATGACGGCCTCGACCTCAAACAGATCCACGACTAGCCCGCCAGCATCGTTCGAGCCGGACGAGTTTTGATTTGAGATGGCGATGGAGTTTCCCGAGGTCTCGTCTGCTGACCCCGTCATCCGTGTCACGGTCCCATCGTCGACGTAGATCACCTGCGTGCCGACGCCAGTGCGCTTAATACGCACGTCGATGTTCAGAAGAAGGTTCGCTCCGGGAGAGGCCGCTTTGCTGTAGATCTGACTACCGCCCCAACGGATACGAGTAGTTGCCGACGCTCCAGAGAGGTGGGTTCCCGCCTGAACGCGAAAGCTGGCTCGAAGAGAGTCCCCATTTGACGCCAGCGTATTTGCTGGCACGCTCACTGAAGACAGAGTTTCCTCGGCTGTAGTCCCTCCAGACGAGGATGGAGTTCCTGATTCTTGCCCAATGAGCGAAGCGCCGGCACCGGGAATGCCGGTGTGATCGAGCGAGGAGTGAGCAGCGGTCGTCAGATCGCCAACACCCGGAATGCCGGTGTGGTCAATCGAGGAGTGTGCGGAGGTATCGATTCCGCCGAGATTCGAGAGGCCAGTGGAGGCACTAGAGGCACCGGTACCGCCATCGGTGACAGGAACGTCAGGTCCGCCCTTGATGTGTGGATTGACTGGCATCTCGATTCTCCGGAGCGCTAGTCGCTCTTCCCTTCAGTCTGCGGGCCTTCCAGAAGCTTGCGTGTCTGACCCATTACGAGCGGAGGGAAGTGCTCGTCGCAGAGCTTCTTGATGAAGCTGACGTCGTCGACGGGAAGATCGAGGGGTGTGTGCGACTGCTGGATCTTGATGGCGAGATCATAGCGTCGAGCCTTCTCTTCCCCGGAAACGTTCGCGTTTGCCGGAGGCGACAGGAGCGCCTCGACAGTCGCCCACTTCAGCGTAGCGGGGACACGCGCGATCTTGCCGCTATCGACACGCTCGCGGTGCAGCGTATCTCCTTCGATGGTCTTGAGTTCCTGAGAGAAGTCGATCTTCATCGTGGTTACCTCAATTACCGATCACGATTTTAGGCCATGAGTCCGAGGTTACGGACCGAAGTTCGCAGACCGTTGATCCTATCTACCAGGTCGGCAAAGTTGTTGTTGATGGTCGTGTCATCGCCGGAACCGCTAACAGCCGCAACCGTTCCGTCCACGCTACCACCACTAGAGTCTGTGAGAACGCCAACATCCGTCTGCTGACCAACGGCGGTCGCGCCGAAGAACCCGATGCTGCCTGCCGCGCGCCCTACGTTGACATTGGCGGCGTTGGTCGTGCCCACGTTGACATCACCTGCGGTCCCGGTCGCGGTGCCAGCATCTACCACCACGTTGCCTGAGTCACCGGCCCCGTTATCGCCAGACTTCAGCGTGAGGACGTTGTCGGCAGTACCAGAGGACAGAGTAAACGCGGCGTCTGCTGTGAGTGTGGTCGACGACGTCTCCAACCCAGAACCATCGAGACTCAGTGCAGAACCAGTTGCGGTAATCGTAAGCGCGCCATCGCCGGTAATCGACTGTCCCGCCGCGACCGTAGCCCCCGAATCGAAGTCGGCGGAGGCGGTGAACGTGGCAGCTTCCGTCACCGTCAAAGTACCGTTGACGGTAGTAGCCTGGCCACTTCGACCAATACTAACGGCATTTGCGCTCGTAGTGCCGATCAACACGTCGCCGGCGGTACCAGTCGCCGTACCCGAGTCGACCGTAACGTCGCCTGAATCTCCTGCACCGTTGTTACCTGACCTCAGGGTCAGAGCATTGTCAGAGACACCAGACGCAAGCGTAAACGCAGCGTCGGCTGTGAACGTGGTCGCTGAAGTCTCCAGCCCGGATCCATCGAGGCTCAAAACCGCGCCGGTAGCCGCAACGGTGAGAGCACCATCGCCGGTGATCGCCTGACCGGCGGCCACAGTCGCCCCGGCGTCGAAGTCAGCCGCGAGAGTAAAGGTAGCCGCCTCGGAAACAGTGAGTGTACCGTTGATAGTGGTGGCTTGACCACTACGACCAACGCTGACTGCATTCGCGCTCGTCGTGCCAACAAGCACATCACCAGCCGTGCCAGTGGCCGTGCCCGAGTCGATGGTGACGTCCCCCGAGTCACCGGCGCCATTGTCGCCAGACTTCAGGGTGAGTGCGTTATTTCCGCTACCGCTAAGAAAAGAGATCGCCGCGTCGGCCGTGAGACTTGTGGCATTCGTCTCAATGCCACTACCATCAAGGCTGAGCACCGCGCTCGTAGCAGCGACGGTGAATGCTCCGTCCGCAGTCAGTGATGTAGCGCTCGTTTCGAGCGCGGACCCGTCAAGACTAAGCGTAGCACCGGTCGCCGTGACAGTGAGAGCCCCGTCTGCGGTGAGCGCGGTGCCGGCGAGCAGGAGATCGTTGACTCGCAGGTCCGACAGCGACGTCAGCGCACCAGTGGGCGCCGTCGTTCCACCAGAGGTATCGAACAGGCCAAGCTCGAAGCGAGTGCCGGCCTCGTTCCACAGGAGCAAAGAATCGTCGCCGGTGGAGCCCCGCTCGAAAGCTAGACCGGCCTCGTCGGCGGTCGAAGCGTTTGCAGCGAAGAGCGCGAGCACATCCTCAACGAGGATATTCGTCGTATCGACAGTCGTCGTTGTGCCGTTGACCGTTAGGTCGCCTGTGACCGTCAGATTACCGGGAACACTCGTAGCGAGTCCGGCTCGTCCGAGAACAAGCGAGGCAGCGTTGGTGCCGGCTAGTGTGACGGTCCCTGCGGTGCCGGTGGCTGAACCAGCATCGATGGTGACGTCGCCACTGTCGCCAGCGCCGTTGTCTCCGGACCGGAGAGTCAGAGCATCATCGGTCGTCCCAGAGGCAACAGTAAGGGCATCGTCACTACTGATGATCGCAGATGCCCCGACAAGCTGAAGCTGATTGCCGCTGGCGTTATAGAAAAGCGAGTTTGCGCCATTGCCGGTGGATAGGTCGCCAGGAGCGACTGCCGCCGTAGACGATCCGACGCGTGCGTATGTCCCAGCATTGATGGGACCGCCTGTCACGAGACCGAGGTCGGACCCGCGAACCGTAACCGCCGAGACGGTCGAGCCCGACTGCACCGGTCGGATCTGGACCTCAGTCTCTACCGGAGAGAACTGCGTGAGAACACTGCTGATGTCCCCGCCGGTAACCTCGACGCCACCGTCGTCGGACATCGCAAAAGAGATGCACGAGCCGAATCCAGTGGCCGTTCCGCCAGTGTTCTCACGAAACACACGAAGGACAGTGTCGATGTCGTTCGTGGACGTCGTCGTCCGAATGGCGCGGAGAACACCGCTGCTTTGATCGAAGACGATCCTGCTGTCACCCGTAAGACCGGCCGCAAAATCGCCGGAGGCAGCAGCGTCGGTGACCGTCCCGATATTCAGGAAAGAGTGCGGAATAGTGGAGTGATCGAGCGAAGCGTGGGCAGCGGTTGTGAGATCGCCGACACCTGTGAGCCCTGAGTGATCGAGTAGATCGTGAGCCGCCTCATTGAGCGCGTCGAGATTCGTACGGGCCCCTGAAGCTGTAGACGCACCAGTACCGCCGTCCAGGATCGGGACGTCAGCGCCACCCTTGATGTGCGGATTCAGAGGCATGATCTAAGCCCTAAAGCTGAGGTCCGATGGATACGCCCCAGATGATACTGGAGACGGAGCCGCCTGAAGCGGCGTTGAAGTAGAGAGTGAACCCGTAAGGTCCAACAGGAACGCCGGGAAATGGTGTTGGAGGGAAGAGCGGCAAGAGGGAAACGGCATCGTAGATAGCTACCGTCCACGTCGTAGCCGGATTCTCCACCAGTTCGATGATGACGATGGGTCCGCCCGCAGCAGGGACACCAGTAGGAACAGCCGCACCACCGCCTGCCTGAACCTGCCAATCCGGTCCGATACCGGAGTTCCAGCCGACCCCTACCGAAGGACCAGGACCGCCTCCGAGAAGAAGTGTCGCTGTAGGCGACGTCGGTGGAATCGTCACACCAACGAAGAATTCATCGCCACCAGCAGGCGTACCAGCAGGCAGTGCGACCTGAGCAGCGAGCCGGAAGGGGGCGTCGAGCATCTGCAAGGCTGATGTCACACTCGCAATGCCGCCGCCGGACAAGGCCCAGGTCGTCTCGTTTCCGAGCCCGCCGCCACCGCCGCTACCAGCAGCCGAAACCGTGGGCGTGATCGAAGATACGCCTGTGCTCAGGCTTCCGATGCCTTGCACCGCAAGAGCGCTCAGTGCTGGGGCACTTCCCGAGGAGGATCCGATGATGGAAAGAAGCTCGCCGTAACCGAACCCGCGGGGAGCCAAAAGCTCCTGACGGGACGAAGGTGCAGCCTGGAGCGGAGTTCGACCGTCGTTTACATAGAGAGGCATGTCTTACTCCTGCCGCACGAAGGGCGTTCCGACGCGAAGCTCTTCTCCAGAGTCCAAGGAAGCCTCGACGACCACGAAGAAACGCTTCTCGCCGGTCGGTTGTGCGCTGAGATCGCTGTCGGTGAGCGAAACTAACTGTCGTGAGCCAGTCGTCTCTGCCGTAAGAGCACCGGTGTAAACAGGCGTTGCCCCGGAGCCCTCGGCATAGACCTTGACCTGATACTCAGGTGTTGGGCCCCCGCTTTGACCGACGATGGGGATGATGATCGATGAGATCTGTGTCTGCGAAGCGGCGAGCCGTCCTTGCCACTCGACGTCGATGCGCCCCGAAGACACAGAAGACGTCATGAGAGCCCAAAGCTCGAAATCACCTGAGAAGTCCGGCGACTCCTGCTCGCCATCGACGCCGGGTCCGGACACGATCCGGAAGTTCCTGTGGGTGAGGTAGTCTTCGGTGACCAGCGTGCTGACGGCTGTGCTGCCGCCCTGCCCGACGAATACGGTGGCGGCGATAAGCTGGAAATCGCCGGTATGGGTATCCGACGCATCACCGCTTAGACGGTTGAAGGTGACGACGACCGCATCACCCGCGGACCGGTTCGTGCCAGGAACAGCATAGGCCACCGTAGTCCTATGGACGTCCGTATCGGCCGTAGTCCCTTGAACCAGAGCATCGATGGGAAGACTGTCGACGGCGCCGGTGACGAGATTGGTGGCCTCGCCTGAGAAGTCGAACCTGACCGCTGCTGCTTGCGCCGCGGTCATCGCGTAGATGAAGCGAACGTGGAAATCCGAGGCGCCATCCCAGTTCTCGGGGATCGTGAACTGGAACTTCTGTTCGTGGGTGAAACCCTCCTGGAAGTCGAGCGTGTTGAAGCTGGACTTGGTTCCGGCGGCTGGCGCCGTTCCGCCTGTATCGGAAAAAACCTCGACGTTGTGAGTGAACGCACGAGCAGCGACCTGTCCGTCGTAGATCACCATGTAGTCGATGAGTTGGAAATCGCCCGTATGGTCGTCGGAAGCGTCACCACCGAGTCGCTCGATCAGGAAGACGATCTTGTCTCCTGCTTGGAAGTCACCCTCTGCGATGGAGAGGATGGTGCCAGAGCGGTCCACGTCAGTGGAGTTGTCGGGAGTGACAAGGATGAAGGGCGACTGTGCATATGTCGCCGTGTCGATGCTTCCGGTGGCGGTATCAGCGATCTCGGCGCCGACGCTTAGCACGACCATATTGTTGGGCGAAGCAACAGCCGTCGACATCGCGTAGACCGCTTGAAGTTGAAGCGGACCGGCGTCGTAATCGGAGGGCACTGTGAACTCGAACTTGAGCCCTGTCGTCGAACCGTCAGGATGATCGTGCGTATTGATGCTCGACCCCAGCGTTCCGAAGCTGGGGGGACCCGAGATGTCTTGCACCGTCTCCGGCGAGAAAGACACAGGTGCAACCGCAAACCCGCCACTGAGAGCACCGAGTTCGGTCTCGTCGATAAACTTGTCGATGTTTACGACCATTGCTCGTGCTCCTAGATGAAGATCCTAGGGACCAACTGGGCGCGCTGTCCGGCAGTCACACCATCAGCCGTGATATCCCAGATCGTCTCGTAGACAGAGACGCCGTCAGCTTCGACGCCTTGAAGCGTATCTCCGACGCGTGTTGGCGCAGCGGCACCGCCCGAAATGACCGACGGTGTGCCGATCAACGTGGCCTGGGTCAGGGGTACTTCGTTTTCCGTGTTGAACCGGAAGCTGACGTTCTTGTTGACGGCGCCGGGGTCTCCGTAGCACTTGAAACGCACTGCTTCGCCGCCGATGGCCGCAAGTCTCTGCACAATCGAGATGTGAAGCTCACCGGGCGTAAAGATCCGTTCTCCGCCGCCAGTGGTCGGTGTCGAGAAACCCCATGCAGCGCTTCCACCGACATCTACCTGCGAGAGTTCGGTGGATTCGTTCACGAACTGATACTGCGTGACAGTCGTCCCGACTGACCCATTTCCAGAGAAGTAGATCAGCAGCGTTGCGGAGCCTGGCGTCGTTTCCTGATCGAAAGCAGCCCACCAACGTGTCTCGGTATTGTTGTCGCCCATTCCGGGACGTCGTGCGGCGGGCAATACCGTACTCGTCAAGTCAGAGTCAAATGAGATCACACCGGCAGTGTCGATGAACTTCAGGAAGTGACTACCACTACCGTTTTCCACCACAATTCCATAGAGAACCGATCCGTCGGGGCTCGGAACGAGACATGCAAGCGCTTCGACCATGCCTCCGTTGAGAGTGATAGCCGGAGAGACCTCTAATAGTTCGTTGAATGTGCTAGTGAGTTCGAAGAGCGCTGCGTTGCCAGAAGAGTTTCGACCAAAAGTAAGAAGCCGGTCGTTGAAAACACAAAGTCCCATGGACCCGATCTCATCCGCAATCATCGCCGAGATGGTCCCAAGCGACTGTGCTACAGGATCGAACGTAAGAAACTCTTGACTGGTCCTCAGACCCCAGTAGAGCACGCCCCGATAAATGATCTGAGCCCCTGTAGCCTCGTTATTGCCGGCCGTAACAGCCGCCTGCTCGCCGGCATCGCTCCACAGTCCAGTAGATCCATCCAAGATAGAAGCATTCCATGTGCTGTTGGACGTGTCTGCGCGCCAACAAACAAACAACTTCTCTACCCCGTTATCCACGAACTGGTAGATGCCGGATACTGCGTGCTCCATCGCAGATGAAGTCGTGAAGTTCGTGAAAGCGTGGTCCAAGCTCCATGCACCAGTATCGGTAGTTGGGTCGTCCTTCTTATAGACACCCCCCTTAACCGCCGCGTAGACATCTCCTTGGAACTGAATGACGCGGTTGAAGATGCACATATCGTCGGAGCTTGTGCCTTCAACAGCCGCGCCAATAGGATCACCAAGCGCCTGCGGAGACACACCGGGGAGTCGATAAACTTGCGGTGCGCCGCCCGAACGATGCTGGAGCGCGAGAAACGGTTGTGCCATCAGATCACCTCAACCGCATTGACTCTCATGCAGTCCCCACCGTTGACATTGAACTTGCGCCAATCGCCGTCGTCTGCTCCTCCGCCGAGATAGGTAGGGTCGATGACGCCTGCATCGCCTGTCCCATCACCGCCCGCCTCGACCATCACGACGTCGAGAAGCACAGCTTCCGCGCTAACTAGATCGGCAATCTGTTGAGCAGTCGGAAGCATAGTAAAGCCCCCACTCGTCGTGCCAAACGTCACAACGATAGCTCGGCCATCTTCATCATCGGGATCGAAGCTCACGGCGAGCGGACGGCTCTCGTGCCCCGGCCCGGTCTCTCCTGTTTCGTGGGAGACGAAGATGTCGTTGCCAGCAGACCCACCGTACTTCGCCGTATAGACAACGAGGCCGTCAGCGTCGACGCCTGGAACACTTAGCGTAGCCGGGGTATTTGGCTGAATCTCATCGGCACGCTTAGGCCCCACACTCGTCGGTACGAGATAGCCATCTCGGAAATTTTCCGAACGAACCATGGTTGACCCGCTTCCGGTGCAGTAGCAAAGGCGACGCATGAACTACTCCATCCTCACGAAGGGTCGTCCGACCAGAACGTTCTCACCCCCGCCGGAGAAGGTGACCTCGATGACGACGAAGAAACGACCGGCGCCAGATGGCTGTGCGGACAGGTCCAAGTCCGTTCGGATAATCTCTGTGCTTGTCGCCGGCACAGGGATGGGTCCGATCGAGTGAACGATGCCAGAACCCTCGGCGTGAATCTCCAGCGTGTAGCTACTCGCTGGAGTGCCCTTGATGAAGAACGAAATGCGCTTGATCTGCGTTGCCAGTGATCCGAGGCGCCCCTCATAGGCGATGTCCAGACTACCGGCACCAGACGTCGCTTCCAGGCGGTCGTAGGTCTCGAAGTCACCGAGAAGATCCGGGTAGTCGGTGTCGCCGTTGACGCCGGCGCCAACTGCGTTGCCGAATACGCCTTGATTCAGGTAATCCTCGCGGATCGTGACAGCGTTCACGCCGAGAGAAGAGACCGTTCCGAACGTGACCATCGAGCAGATAAGCTGAAGGTCACCAGTGTGCGTGTCCGCCGCATCGTTACCGCGACGCGCGAGGACAATGGTCACAGCGTCGCCACGACTGAATGCTGTCGCCGGGATGCTGAGAATCGCGGTGGACTGCTTCGGAACCGTCGAGTCGCCGGCACCGGGGGTGAAGTCGAAGTTGCTCGGAGCGATAGTGTCGACGGTCCCGCCGTTGATACGTGCGATCTTCGCTCTAGGCTCCAGCCGAACCACACCTGCCGCGTCGCTAGACGACATCGTGTAGTTGATGCGGATGTCCGCCTCGGAGGACTCGTCCCAGTTCTCCGGTACGATGAACTCGAACTTGAGAGCGGTATCAACCGCCGTCGGAAACTCCTCGACTGTGATGTCACCGCCAGAGATCGTGTCCGGCGTCGTCGCCGTCTCACCTGGCGCATTCTCGAAGAACTTCGAGGAGACAGTAGCAACGCGACCGTTGATGATGGCGTTGTAGGCGAACTTGAAAGCGAGGACGCCCCAGTCCTCGGTGTTCGTATCGCCGACGTCGTTGCCAACACGCTTGACGAGCACCTGAATGGTGTCGCCCTTAGCGAAGTCGCCCTCGGAAATGGTGAGAATGTTCCGACTCTCGACGTCGGTCGTGGTTGGAACCGTATGCGTCGCCTGAGTCTCGGGATAGGAGATCGAGTCAATGACACCTGCTGAAACGTCGACGATCTTGGCCTGCGTCGTGATCTCGATGGATCCGGCGGGATCAGCACCGGTCATCTGCTGGACGGCTGAGATGGTCAGATCACCATCGAAGTAGTCCTCTGGAATCTGAAGGGCGAACCGAATCCCGGTCTCGACGTTGGTGGGGAACTCCAGCGTAGAGATGTCACCGCCGCCGGTTGTGCCATCGTTGGGTGCTGTGACACCGGAGATCTCCTCGGTGAACTGCGGCTGGTTCGAGACAATGCCTGTTGGACCGCCACCGCCGCCGCCACTGAGAGTCTCCAGTTCTCCGGAGAGATTCAGACCGACAGAGACGCCGTCGACCTTCACCTCCAGAACACCGGAGACGATGTCTAGCCCCTTGTCGGTATCGGCGGTCACCTTACCCTTGGTGGCACCGCCAGAGCCGGCCGTAGCGTCAGGAATCGCGGCCGATCCAACGAGTTCACCGGATCCATTGAAGGTGATGGTCGATCCGTCGACCTTCACCTCAGCCACGCCACCTACGATGAGGAGACCCTTGTCCTCATCCATCGTGACCTTACCCTCAGTACCACCACCGGGCGCCGAGGTAGCCGTAGGGGTTCCGGCCGCCACTGTCGAATCGACGTAGTCCTTGTTGGCGATGTCGTCGCCAACGGTCGGGGTCGTCGTGGTCTGCTTGTTCTGGAAGACCTGGGGCTTGTCCAGGTAGGCGACAGTATCGTTGGCGCCGGGATCCGAGAAGTTGACGGTCCTATCAGCGCCGGCCGGCTCATCCCAGTCGAGGAAGAAAGCCTGGGTCGCCCCATCGTCCTCCATCCGCATCCGCGTCTGTACGGTCGGTTCGGTGAGTACCTTATCCGACTGAATGTCGAGATTCTGCCTGGTGGTTGCCATGCTCGACCCCTAAGAGCGGAGTGTGGTTACGACGTAAGTCGTGGCGACCGAAGCATTATAGCAGCGTTACCTCAGACTTTCGTCGGTACTACTGCCTATTACCCTCTAGCCTACCTGAGCCGCAAGCCAAGAAGTAGCAGAAGTAAGATCGACGCTCTCTGCGAACTCGCAGAGATCGTCCAGCCGTGCGACATCATCCAGGGGAATCTCCTCCCCAAGTTCAGGATGGAGACGATGATACGTCCCCTCGTCGGCCAGGAAGTGGCGTGCCTGGTAGTCAGCAACATCGACCCCACCATCGATCAACGTCTCGGGAATGGATCGACCCCAATAAGCGAGCCCTCGGTCGCCACCCTCTAGAACCATTGGCGAGAGGCCCGTACTCACCGAAAGCACGGTCATGTCGCTCAAAGACGCGCCGTAACGATCCGCGAAAGCCATGGCGCAGACGGCACAGTTGTTAGCCGACAAACCGCCATCGACGTGACGATCTGCGCTCGGAAAGAACGTAGGAGCAGAGCTAGTCCAGAGAGCAAGATCTGCGAGCTTTGTTTTGGGATTGCGGCGCCGCGAGTAGAACTTAGGATGCGCGCGCTCGAAGGGCTCCCTGGATCCCAAGAAGTAGGTGGAGATCAATGTCTCTCGTGCGAGATCACCGAGTCGTGCGTCCTTGAAGACCGACCTAAGCGACTCGCGCAGCGCCTTGTTGCTGTACTTGGCGCGCCAAAGCACCATCCACCGCCGCCACCAAGACTGAGAGAAGATCTCAGGAAGTTCGGCACGATAGAAGCGCTCGATCTCATCGGGATGGAGACCGTAGGCAAGCGCAAGCGCGATGATTCCGCCAGTCGACGCACCTGTGAAAAGATCGACCTTCGCGATCCACCCGGGAACCTCTTCTTCTAGGCGCCGCAGCAAGATGGCCGCGGCGATTCCCCGAACGCCGCCACCGTCAACACTGAGGATCAGCACGGTCTTTCTCTCTTTCACGAGACCGCACCACGCCAACCCCGGGTCTTCCTGGGCGATCCTAACTGGCGGCACGAGTCGACCCAAGTAGAATCAAGGTATGGCCGCTAAAGGAGACCCGAACGCGAAGCGGGGGCCGGGTGCAGCGAGATTCGAGCGTCTACTCCGGCTCCGAGAACCGGAGAAGCTGGAAGAGGGGAAGTCGCTTCTCTACGAGCATGCTCTTCGATGCTACTGCCGGATGTGCGGATCGCTTCTCAACTGGGACTGTCCGCAAGACATCAGCTACACGCAGTCAGAGTGCTGTGGACTGCTCTACCGACTTCGTCCCTGGACCGTGAAAGTCGACATCGAGGATGTTAGTTCACGTCCGCTGCTTCCGAAGATGGAGGGATCGAACTACTCTGACCCATCCTTCCGTTTCCAAGAAGACCAGGTCTTTGGTGAACAGGAATCGCGGGAGGTCGTCGCGAAGCCGTTGTCCGGCGCCCAGAAAGGACTCTCCGGGCAGACCGACAACAAGAAGCGGAAGTCGAAGGTTCGCACGAAGATCGTGCCGCCTAAGAAGACGAAGAAGCCTCGGCTGAAAAAACAGAAGAAGAAGAAGAAGAAGAAGAAGAAGTCCTAGATCTCAAGCTCGACGCCAATAATCGCGGCATCAAAGAACGACGATCCTTCTCCCCCTTCGAGGCGTGCGCAGACACCAAGCTCCGACCCAGCTTCGATCTCAACGCTGAGATCGCGACGGAAAACCTTCCGCTCGCCCTGCTCTAACACGATACCAGACAAGACCTTAGCTTCTTCTGCCGGTTCTTGGACGACCTCGAAGACATAGGAGTTCTTCGAGGGCTCCGAGACGGCGAGTGTGATGGCAATGAGATTTGCCTGGAAAGGCAGTACAAGCCCCATTCGAGCGGTGCTGATACCTTGGTAGTCGGCGGAGAGCCCGTAATCGTCATCGGGAACAGGTCCGCGAAGGGTAAACCCGAGCAGATAGGGTCTTAGGGTGGGGGCAATCGTGTAGTTGCCTGCCCCATCTGTGAGGATCGCCTCACCGTAGTCGTAAGGCCCGCCAGGTTGAGTGACATCGACAAGCGGATCGACGACGACGCCTTTGACCGTAACGCGAGATTCCTGGACGGTTGTTGGTCTCTGAAGCCCGCTCATTCATCTCCTCCTGGGTGCCGACACGAATCACCTCTTGGCGAGTTATCAAGGACAGTCAATCTAAAGACGGACTATGTCCGATTTTACGAGTCTCGTTTCGAGCGAGTCTCGTAAACGCGCTTTCAATCGACCGGCTTAATTGCCCGTCAGACCAAGAGGTCCAACAAAGAACGATCAGTGTCCAGGACGGTTGGTAACCCTTTAAGGGGGATACCGAGGCACTTCCGCTCTGAGGTTGCGCCTAATAGGCGCTGGGTATTTCTACCGAGTTGGTTGTAGTCTGTGCGAGAAAAATTATGGGCGCAGGAAGCAGAACGAGGAAGATCCCCTTCCTCCTCCTCCTCCTGGAAAAGGGAGGAATACTCAAGCTACCATGTGGAAGGCGATACGATCTCGACAGTTAGGTCGTGGTATGCTCTAACCGCCAGGGAGCGTCTATGAGCCTGTTCGCCAGGGTCATGCCAACCGAGCCCATGCGCAGATCCGCTCCCTCCAGGTCGCGGAGCCATGGCTCTCTGTTCGAGCGCGTCTCGCCCGCAGATTCACCGCCACCAGAGCCGACGGAGTTCTCCTCCTACGTCAAGCATACCCTGCTCACAGGAGAACGACCGGTTGTAGAGGAAGCCAAGGAACCTGACTACGAGCCATCGAACGACCACATCGGAATCGAAGACGAGATCGTCGAAGAGATCGAGGAAGATGAGGATGAAGACGAAGAGTCGCAACTTCTCGATGAAGAGGCGCCGTCTTCCACGGCGACACCGCACAGCCTAGTTAGATCAACCCGGCCGCTTCCGAACTTCGTAGGTACGTCGTCGAGCGAGCAGAAGAATGACTCGCGGGCGCGAGACATCGTCGACAACCTGTTCGAGCGGATGGGTGGCTTGTGGGGCACCTCCCCAGAGAAGTCGGTTCCATCAGAGCAGACGAGACCTACGACGAAGCAGGAGGACGTTGGAACTCCTCCTCCTCCTCCTACGCCGAAACCAGCAACTACTTCTACAGCACTGACAACGACACAGCGCCACCTACTCGCCGAGAGTAGAAACGACGTAACCAAGGTCATCCGTGCGGAGGTCCCTCGGCTCATCAAGACCGAGCTAGCGACCGTTCTGCGTACCGAGATCATCCGCGCTGTTCGAGAAGAACTGTCGCGTATCGTCCGCGAAGAGTTCTCGTCGTTGCAGCGACTCGTCGAGCGTCTGATGGATAACTACCACACGCTTGACGCGCGTATGGCAAAGATCGAAGGCGCGGTCTCTAAGGACACAGTCGTCAAGATCGCCAAGGGCGCCGTCCAGAACAACTTCGAGATCCCGGAGCGTGAGGTAAAGGTCGCCGCTCCGGTTAACGTGCAACCGCCCAGTGTCACCTTCGACGAAGGTGCTATCAAGGTGAACTTCCACAAGGGCGAGAAGGGGTCGCGAGAGGTTCAGTTCGACCGAGATCGGCACGGGAGCATTCAAGGCGCGAAGATCGTTGATGCACCCGAACGATAGCCGACGCTAGACCCTCGGGAGGCCCAGGTAATCTCAGGTGAGCCTTTCTTTCGGATCGGTCTAAATCGTGCTCCTAAGCGTTACAGAAACAGCAGCATCCACACGCGTCTACGGTGAAGTTCTTACCGGAGCAATCAACGACTCCAACACCGTCTTCACGACGGCGAGCGATTTCACTCCTGGTTCTGAAGCAGTCTACTTCAACGGTGTGCGCCAAAGAGAGGGCGCGGGAAACGACTACGTTCGCTCAGAGAGTGGTGGGGCGGGAACGGGTTACGATACAATCACCTTTGCGGTAGCCCCGCGAGATCGTCCTGGTTCGAGACCGGATGACGTGGTAACTATCGACTATGATCCCGTTTAGGGAGAGCTAAGGCATGGCACGTACATTCATTCGGCAGGACACGCAGATTCAGTCGAGCGATGTCTTCGATGACACCGTCGCCCCTTCTGAGGCGAACTTCGAGACCAACCCGGCCAACGTCGAGGAAGACCTCAACAACCTGCGTTCGATGGTCTCGCACCTGCTCGACGTGCAAGTGGGCAACTGGTACGACGTCATCACGACACCGTCGACGCTGGAGTCGGGCTCCCAGCGCGGTGTCAGCGATCTAAACGATGCGCTGCACCTGGTTGAGAAGAAGCGCATCCTGCGCTGCGTCTACAACCTGACAGACGTCACGGTCGGGGCCGGCGAGAATTTCGTGATCCTTGGAACCGGCGAACTGCCGTCGAATACGACGGCTGCTGTCGGCGCCGTCACAACACTAGGCACCGTGGTTGCCGCTCACGGCGGAACCTTCGGCACTCATGCTCTCGACGAAGTTGCGGGCTCTAGCGCGATCAAGCCGAAGAACCTGATGGTGATCGTTGACGGCGCCACGCGAGATCCGATTCTCTCCAGTGGTCGACAGATCTACGGTCTTCTCCAAGGCGAGTCGGGTGTTACGGACGGCGCAACGATCACCGATACGACGACCACGCGTGTCCAGATCAGCTTCGTCCGGGTCAACGCGACGGGAGACGACCTCGAAGCGTGCCCGGTGTCTGACATCGAAAATGCAGTCATCAACTACTGCTCGAACGAGCGTGTGCGCTACGAGGATCTGAGCGAAGACGACTTCCTTAACGGCGCTGTGGTAGATGTCCCCGCCGGATCTACGGTCACTCGTCAGGTCGCCTACGACAACCAAGGCACGACCCCGGTCGACCTGACTACCAACGCCACCCTGGATCTTGAAGGCCCTGGACTGATCTGGTCGATCCGCGACGATCTCGAAGCCGATCTCCTCCGAATCATCGAGGGGAGTTCCGGTGGCACCAGTGAGATCGAGTTCGGGACGGATGTCGACCTATTCGATAACAATGCGGCGGTCAACGATTTCGCGAACGGAGCCTCGCTCGATACAGGCGGGACTCAGGTCGACATCGGCGTCAACGCTGGAGTTGTCGAGACTACGGGCGCCGATGATCTTCGTATCCTAGGCGCCGGCGAGCTTCTTCTCGACGACGGTAACCAGGCTGGTTCTACCTGGGCCCAGACAACCGGTATCAAGCTGTCGGAGACGACTCAGGAGTGGGACGACTTCGAAACTGAGTTCGGTGAAGTCTCACTGCTGAACGCGATCTACCAGGCAGCCAGGGCCGAAGCGCGGAACAAGGTCCAGGCGGTGGTGACGTCCACAACAACTGCCGACAACGACGTCAACGGTCCGAGCGGTGCCAACAACCTCGACACGGACCTTCCGGCCTACGATCAGGTCACGTTCGTCGAAGATGTCGACGTGTTCTACAACGGCGCGCTTCTGCGCAATGGCGCGAACGCCGCTGCGAACGAGGACGTCTACCCCGGCACTAGCCCCGCTAGTGGTGATCTCCGCTTCGAGTTCACCATCAAGGCTTCTCCGGGTAACCCCGACGTCGTCACCGTGATCGTCAACGGCCAGGAGCCGTAATCTGAAGACCCCATAGGGTGAGGTGGTAATGGGAGTCGACAAGTCCGAGGTCAAGATGGCGGTCGCCCATGAACTTGGCGCCGGCTTCGATGATGCGCTTGAGTCTGCTCAACACGACATCTATCGATGGGACGGCGCCAAGACTTCGTTGAGGTCTGCCGCACAGGCTGTTGAGGGGCTCATCGCGCACGCCAAGCGCGATATGGACGCCGAGATTCTCGACGAAGAGCAGTTCGTCCTGGTCCGGAAGTGGCTACAGCGCTCCGCCGAAGTCGTTCGTAACATGCGTATCCAGGCCGATGTAAAGGAGCAACGTGCCCACGGACGCGTCGAAGCACTACAGACCTCGGTCAAGATCACCAAGAAGCTCTATGACGACGAGCAGGCGAAGCGTCAGGCTGTTTCCCAACACACCGAGGAGGAGCCTGATGGAACGGTCGAGCGCCTCGGACCCCCGCGCCCAACGGGAACTCGTCCGCCGAACCGCATTGCTGCGCTGAAGGCGGCCGAGAACGGCAAGAAGTCCGAGAAGAAGTCTAAGAAAAAGTCTGAGAAGAAGCCTCGCAAGTGCAGTCGTTGCGACAAGGAGGGGCATACCGTTCGAACCTGTAAGGAAAAGCCAACCTCGTAATGCCCCGTACCCCGAATGCCGCGCTCACCAATAGGTTCGACGCCACATCTGATCCGACTGTCAACGACGACGAAACTCAAGCCTATGATATCGGCTCACGATGGGTGAACGTAGATACGAATACGGTGTTCGAATGCGTCGATGCGACTGCCGGCGCGGCCGTTTGGGTTACCGTAAACGAGCTAATCCAGGCGAATCTTGAGGAACCTGGTGTGATTACACCAGGCGGTTCGCTCTATTTCTACGGCACGACCGGAGGATTCACAGCAGATGAGGTGCAGTATGCCAGGACGTTTCTGCGAGTAGGCAGAGAATATGGATCCATGCGGGCTTATGTCGCTTCTTCCACTGGACCGACAAAAGATATTCGCATGGGCGTCTACGATCAGGCGGATCCGTCTAATGGGTCAGGAGTTCCTAACGCGAAGATTCGCGAGACGGCGCTGACATTACCTTCCACGGGTGTGTTCACTGCTGCTGCCTTCACGGCGGGCAATTGGACTGTTCCTGAAAGCGGTTACTATTGGCTCGCAATTGTTCGAGAAAGCGCTGGTGGTCAGTTTAATGTGATTCAGACGAATGCAACGTACCCGGCCAACTTTCTGTCTGTGAGGAGACAGACGACCACCGGTACTGCGCTTCCATCCACAACGAGCGGTCTTTCTAACCCTGCTAGCTCTGTGATCTTAGCTTCGTTGTTGGAGGTGTAGGCGTGCCCGGTTTTCCTACAGACGCCTCTCTTACCCTCACCAACGTCGCGCCGACTGTTAGTGACGACGAGTCGCAGGGATTCGTCCTCGGCTGGAGATGGCTCGACACGTCAACACGCTTTCAGTACGAGTTGGTGGACTCGACTACCGGAGCGGCCAACTGGAAGATTATCTCGCCGGAAGGCGCTGTCGGCGGTGTGTCTGGAGTCACGCTAGTATTCGGACTGACGAAGAAGCAGTTCACTACTATCACCGACGCAATTAACGAGGCCCAACCAGGTTCGATCATCTGGGTTGGTCCGGGAGATTATGCGGAGAGTTTCACGGTTCCAACCGATGTCACTTTGTTGGCCGCTCCTCGTCCACTTCGTACCCGCATCACCGGTAGTAGCTCTACTGGAACTCGCGTTACGCTAAGCGGTGGGTCTAACATCATTGGCTTCACCGTCGAAGTTCCTGATGATGCGGCTCCTGCTGTAGATGTAGTTGCGCCTGTAGGGGAAAGAGGAGAAGTAATCTCCTGCCTGTTCATCGGAAACGGCGGTTCCGGCACCTGCATCCGAAACTCAGGCGACGGTTCTTTGGGGATCGGGTTCTCGATCTACGAAGCAGGTTCCTGCGACACGATCATCGAACAAAGTGGTAATGGGGCATCTCTCATTACAGGCTTTGATGTGCTTGGAGGAATTGCTACCACTGGTCTGAAAGTTACCGGCGGTCTGTGTGTCTGCCGAAACCTGTCATTCGTGGGATCTGGGGTCCTAACGGACGCAATCATGATCGGCGCGGGTAACCTTCAGATGACGTCTACGCTATTCGGTGGCGTCGGCAGCATCGACAACGGCGTTAGAATTACTAGCGACAGTGCCACTGTCCGCCTCAATTCACTTAGCATCAACACAGATGTCGTCACCACCGATGTGAAGGTCGATTCTGGGCTGACCACGGCAGACTTCACATGGCTGCTCAGTGAAGGCCGTGTCGACTCTATTGACGCTCCAGGTGCATGGCTAAACTCACCTGGATTCTTCCTCACGATCATCGACAGGAGCGTCGGCGACGAGGGCTTCGTTACCTGGGGTGAGCTAGTTACGGGACACGCCGAGAGAGGAGCCTCGGCGACCTTCGGAGAGGGTGACGCCTACAGACGCGGTACCGTGGTAATCACAACCGATGGGACCGCTGGTTCGACGTCAGATGGCGGTAATCTTATCGACGTGTCCAGTGAGTCGCAGTCTGTTTCGGGCTCAACGTTCACCATGCAAGGCACAGGCACCAATCATTCAATCCTGTTCGGGTCGTTGCTCGATGACGGCACAGACGTGCTAAAGCACTGGGGCGTGAATCTAGAGGTCGCCACCGGAGCAGTCGACTTCGACACTCGCAGTTTCGTCTTTGAAATCTGGGATGGAGCGGCGTGGGTTGAGATCGGTGCGATGAGCTACCACTCACAGTTGTTCCATCGATACGGGAACTTCCATCTGATTCGCGACAACAGCGACGACCAAGTTCTCTACGGAATCGACCGAACAACCACCTGGGCTAAGAAGACCATCAACGGCCAGAATCTCTACTGGTCACGAGTACGCAACGTCAACGCTTTGACCTCTGCTCCGATCATCGAAACGGTAAAGCTCCACCCGAACCATTCGGAGTTCAAGGACGATGGCACGCACGCCTTCTTCGGACGCAGCCGTTTTCGAGAGACGCTGCTTGCTGGTGGTAATCAATTCGGAGAGTCGGGTCAGGTAGCAGACGCTACGATTGCTGTCGGCAGCGGCGGCGCTCCTACAGGCTGGAACCACAAGGTTAAGAACAGTCAAATGACCGCTGCCGGTGATGCCATCTACGCACAGTTCTCGCTTCCGCGTGGAGTCGACACCAGCTTTCCGTTGCTAATCGGCTTCGTCTTCAGCATCATTAATGGAGCCGGCTCAGACGACGCATCCATCGTTGCTTCTCTGCTCCCACTAGAAACTGTCGGTGCGCTTGTTGCCGACCCGGCCGGGGGTATTGATCCAATCCCACGTCCGGCAGCGGACACAGAGTCGTTCACGTCTAAGGCGGCTCTGGTGGACTCGACGACAGGTCAGAACATCGATACGTCATTCAACGACCGGCTCTACTCCCTGCAATTCGGACCGTTCGATATCGGAGACTACTTTGAGGACGACTGGATGCTCGTGCGATTGGAGTTGGACGCCGACGGTACAGATGCTATCGACCTCAGCGTATTTGGGCTCGAAGTGATCGGAGTCCGCTGGACGCATGGGGCCAAGCTCTAATGGCCGGCCTGTTTTCCGAAATCTTTTCACAGGACTTCGTGTCACAGTACGAAATCACCGTGACCCACAACGCTGGTCACGAAGGACTTTTCGTCCGCGTATTCGTGGACAACATCGCCCGAGGCGATCTGATCCAGTCGGTAGTACCTACGCCAACGAACCCAACAAATGAGTTCGTTGTCACACTGAACTCGGTTCAGACAGGCTCCATTCAGGTATTGGAGACAGACCTCTGGCCGGCCGCTTTACCGTCGACCGCTCAACGACCTTGGCTGCGTGTCCACAACCTAGACGCAACATCTGATCCGACCGCTAGCGATGACGAGACCCAGGGCTACGATATCGGATCACTCTGGGTAAACACGACTGAAGCACGAGTATGGCAAGCCATCTCGGTCTCTATAGGTGCAGCCGTCTGGAAGCAACTCACCGAAAAACCAGGCGGGTTCCCAGGTCAGTTCGTTCTCGGCTCGCCACTGATCTACTCGGGCCAGGGGTCGTTCTCCGCTGACGAGGTCCAGTACACAAAGGTTTACTTGCCCGCCGGAATCACCATCGATCGTATGCGTACGTGGATTGGAGGCACCACAGGCCCCTCCAAGAGTGTTCGCATGGGGATCTACAGTCAATCGGATCCCACCGATGCAGGAGGTTCTCCGAATACTCGCGAAGCACAAACCAATGCTGTCGAAGTAAGCGATAACTCCGCGAACGTTCTCTCGCTGACGTCGGCTTATACGACGCCCACGGCAGGCTATTACTGGTTCGCTATCGTACGTAGTTCTGCTGGAGGCCAGTTCAACATCCAGCAAACAGATTCTTCTTACCCTAACGAATTCTTGGAGAACGTCGTGCAGTATCAGAGCACGTCGGGCACGGCGCTCCCAGCGACAGCTTCCGGCCTTAGCTCGAATACGAGCGCGGTCGTCTACGTTGCGGCCTTGGAGCAGTAGTCATGCCAGCAACCCCGCAACTGGTCTCCTACTCCCCCGAACAAGCAGGCGCTCAGGAAGCTGGCGGGCTTACCTCAGGTCGAGCAGTCGGATATACAACACTCTCTGGTACGTCTACGCAACCGCTTCGCGCAACCGACTACGTCGAACCGGGAGCCGAGGGCCAACGGAGCATCTCCAGCGCCTCCGGTCAGGATGTTGCCCCGAGTGGAGCGGGCGCTCGTCAGGTAAAGATCGTCTACTACGACGGAAACATGGACGGACCTTGGGAGGAGACCGTAGCGCTTAACGGCGCAAACGCGGTCAATACGATCGCAACGAACATCGCGTTCATCGAGCGCATGGAAGTCGCAGAGGTCGGCAGCAACGGTTCGAACGCAGCGGTCATCACGCTCTACGACAGCCCGGACGGCGGAGGTAGTGCGGTAGGAACGATCCTCACCAGCGACAACCGGACCTTCTGGTCCCATCATTACGTGCGCACCGGCCTGAGCGCCCACATCACTGAGGCGCGCATCGGGTCGAACACGGTTGATGGTCGCGCGATTCTTTCAAAGCGTAATCCGCTTGACCCGACCATTCCACAGGTCACCATCGAGACGTACCGGTTTACGACTACGTCGACGACTCACAGGTTTTCGGTGCCGGAGACTATCGACGGACCGGCGATTGTGTTTTTGAACGTAGCTCCTGATTCGTCGACGATAGTCGACATTCAGGGATCAATCGGATTCTACGAGCCGTCATCTCCGGAGGAAGAGTTCATGTCCGTTCAGACAGTCGCGGCGCCTACGCCGCCCAACAACAACCTCGCTCGCTCGCTGTTCGTATGGACCGCGAACGACGGAACAGCCAACGACATCCTCGACACGGATCAGAAGATGAACGATCTTCTGACCCACTGCAACACGTACGGAATCAACGTTCTGTTCCTCGGAACCTTCCCCTACCTGGGCAAGACCAACTGGACCGGTGCGCGTCAGCAGCGAATGCAACTTCTCGTTGAGCGATGCCATCAGAGCGGCATCCAGGTCTTCGCGCTCGGGGGCAATGTCGACTGGGGTCAGAACCACAAGTGGGTGATGGAGAACATCATCCTCTACCTGCGTCGTTACCAGGACCAGTCGACCGAGCAGCAGCGCTTCGACGGCTGCATCCTCGACGTCGAGTACTGGACCGACGAAGTCACCTACCCGCCAGCCACGCACCTGCCGGGACTGATGGACCTGGTGCGTAAGTTCCAGGATCACCTGGACATTCCGTGCGGCGTCTTCAGTGCCTTCTATCTGCTCGGCAATGACAATGAGGTAGCAGCGCGTTCGGACATCTCCTACCGAGGGATCAACGCTCAGGACGGAGAGCACATGTGCGACTACGCCGATTTCGTCGTGATCGGCGCCTACGACGACATTGCAGGCGGACAGGACAACCGCTTCCAGTCCTGGTACGACTACGCAACCGCCTCGGGAACCGACCGTGGTCGCAATGTCGGGCTCTACATGGGAAGCGAAACGAGCGACGACGTGTCGCTTAGTATCTCCTGGTGGGATGAGGGGCGCGCGTCGATGGAGAGCGCGCACACGACGACCTCCAACACGTTCTACGTCGTGGAAAACAGCGTGTTCCTTGGTCACGCGATCCACGACTACGAGCACCACAGCACCATGTCGGCCTAGAAGGCGTCCTGGACGCCGGGCACCCTCAAGGTGTCCGGCGTCCGCTCAGAGGTAGACCATGCCCGTCGGTGATCCTCGACAGTCCATTTCGTTCCAACGAGATTGGCCGGAGTTCAAGAAGCTTCTCGATGAAACTGAGAAGGCGCTCCGGCTCCAGGCTGAAGAGTCGGACCGCGCGATCAGTCTCTTCGTCGCCGACGAGTCGGTCATCTACCGCACGGAGATCCTCAAGTCGGGGTTCATTCCGAACGGTTGGACGCCGCAGCAGATCAGCGACAACGACTCCTGGCGCCAGGACTACGAGGACAACTGGTCATCGACCGTCAATCTGCCTCAGCGTATCGCTTCCGCGGCGAAGCACTTCAATGGCACTGCCACCACATCACCTGCTGAGGTCGATTTCGGCATGCGATCTCGCAGCATTCTGGTCGAGAACATGGAGTCTGATGGCCCGCCTGGTCCGTCTGGAACCGATCTGCTCCTCAGCCTAGACGGCGGGGCCAACTACAAGACGCTCGACCCCGGATCGATCCTGACCGCCGAAGTCGAGTTGGCGTCCGTCTGGGTGAAGACGACCGGCGGTTCTGCCGACTACGAGATCATCATTACCTGCTAGGGCGCCATGCATATCACACCTCGCAAGATCTCCGTCGAAAACCGACCACAGGTGCAGCTACGTAAGCCTGACGGCTCGGAACACGACCGGGTCTACAGCTTCTCGGTCAACTTCTGCGACCGCTCTACCTGGTACCACGATGCACAGGTCACTACGGAGACGTTCAATCCGTCGAACGGTGAGACAACGATCCAGCTAGGACACGGTGCAGCACCGGACGAAGCGGTCATCGACCTGTCGCACGGCAAGGTCGGCGACGAGAACGACATCGTCAACCCGAACGGTCAATACCGAGCAATGGGCAGCGGCTACATCGCGCCCTCGGGATCTGACCCGTTCGCGATCTGGGGTCCTCCCTACGGCGCGGCTGTCGGCGACCTCTCCGGCTACGTGCCTCTTGTCTCGGTTGACGGAGTCGAGCAGACCGAGCGAGCCTACGGCGAGACAAGCGGAGGCAACTACGAGATCGACTACCAGGCCGGGCTCGTCACCTTCTATAACGCCTTCGCTGGCACCGAGACGGTCGAGATCACCTACTACTGGGTGGACAGTGACGCGGCAGCACAGATCGTCGTGAAGCCGCCTGTCGGAACCAAATACATCATCGAAAAGGTCGAGGTACAGACTACTGCTGACGTCGTCATCACTTCGTCTATCACCAACAACGTCTACGTCGATTCCGGCGCATTTGGGCTTCCGGCTGGAACCCCGATGTCCGCTCGCCGACCGACCGTCATCAAGAACCAGAAAGACATCCACAACTGGGCGCACGTCACTCATCCCGAGGCCCCCGCTCAGGGGGCAGGCTCACCTCGCGGACTCGATTCGCCTGTACGCATCCACGAAGTGAAGTATCTCTCGGAGATCCCTCTGGACGGTAACCTCGCCGCATATATGAAGGTAACGCTCAGTAAGAACGAGCCTTTCACGGGCACCTGGGCATCTGTCGTCGTTTACGGCATCACGGAAGTCGAATGACGTAAACTGACGGTGTCATGCTTTGTTGCGAGATCGAATACGACGACGTCGAACCCATCGTCATCAACACGTTTCGGACCGCACAGACGGTCACGATCCGCATCTGCCGAAACTCCGACGGGTTCTTCCTCGACTGGGACGACGACACATTCAAGGCGGTCGGCTCTGTTACGACACTCGACCAGGCACTAACGGAGAAAGACGCGACCAACGCCCCAGGCGTCTACACGCTCTCCTCTGCGAGCCACCCGGATGGGCTCGATACGTCGATCATCAGCACACTCGACCCATCTGTCGATGACTCTTGGGTAGTGATCCCCACCGTTACCAGCCCCACGCGCAACGTCGCGCCTGGTGAGATCCGTCTCAAGTGCCTGGTCGACGGATGCCTGTCGCGCAAGACCGTCCTGTCGGAGGTCCGCGCTAAGCTCGTCGGCGACGTGGACCTCGATCCGACACCGGCGCCCTGCCCGCCTGTGGACGCCACCTACAAGGACGCGAAGGGTAACGACCTCTTCACGCACCGTAACAACGGCGGCTCGCGTACTACGGTGCCTTAATGGCAACGTCTTCACTACCGTTTGCGCCGACCGACTGCACGCTCGATTCCCGTGCTCTGTTCACAGACGGCGAATTCCCGTGCTTTCAGAGCCCGAACCGTTGCCTTCAGATCTTCACGGATGGTGAATTTCCACGAGCAGCAGCCGTGGCGGGCGGAGTCGCTGCACCGCCAGAGGGAGGGGTCGGACGCCCACGTCGCCGCCGGCCGCGCGTCATCATTCCCGAGATCGTCTGGGAGCAGAACGAGGAAGAGGCGCTTGCTATCTCGCTGCTGCTAGAAGACGAGGACGACGATTGGTGGTAGCTACCAGGCCCAAAGCCTGAACGCGCTGCCAGCCGTACCAGACAGGAAGATCCGTCGAGCGCGCTTAAAGTCAAGCTGAAGCGTCTCGCCGTTCGAGACTTGCCCGTGGGAAGCCCCAGTTCCGGGGTCGGGCGAAAACCGGAAATCGATGTCGTTGGCGCTGTCGTTGGCGATCACGACGGAATGGGACAGGAACGGAGTTCCGTCGTCCACATCCACGAATTCGTGCTGATTCGCAGGAAAGCCGCCGGACTGGACCGTGCTGTTCACGAAGAAGTTGTAGCTGCGAATACTCGACTTGCCGGTACCAGCCATGCTTTACGCTCCCACAAAGGGTCGATCTGGGAGACCACGAAAGCGGTAGCCGCGACCTGCCTCTGCGAAGTTGTCTCGCCCGATGAACTCGACCGAGGTCGTATCGCCTTGGCCGGACGAGGACTGGACGATCTCGTTGAACGTCAGATCCACTGTCGCCACACGCGGTTGTCCATCCGGGAACCACGACTCGATAGTGACCGGAGCGCTTCTGAGGATAACGGTGATGAGGTCACTGGTTCCGTTGAGACTCGTTCCAGGGAAAACCAGCGTCAGTTTTGGGGGCGGAGAAACTACCCCCAGTCGACCACCCGACTGGTAGCGAGGACGCAGCCAGGCGCGAAGTCGATTAAGCGCCGCCGAGACATCGACTGTAAAGGGATTCGATGGCGTCAGGTTACTCGCAACCGCGACAGCGCCAGCGGTAGAAGATGGGATGAAGCCTGAAGCATTGACTCGGCCTAACCCGGAGGTATTGAGTTCGGAGGTAAAGATCGCCTGGAAGGAGATCACACGACCGCGCCCCCCGACCCATTGATAGAGCGGATGCGAGCCGCCGGGGACCTGATGCTCCGCGTATTCGACCTGGTAGTCGTCGACGAGCGATTGAGGCCAGTACTGGAAGAAGAGAGCTTCTTCCTGTTGCCGCTGCACAAGATCGGAGCCGGCCGGGATGGCACCGGACGTCGTCGGAAACAGATGCACGCTCTGCGGCGGCTTTGTTGTAAGGAGATCGACGGCTGCCATTCGGGTCCCTCGGCATGATTATGGCACGTCATGCGGGGACTTGTGAAGGAACCGAATGGTAAGCGATGGGGTATTGCGCGACGGCTGCGCATCGCCCGTACATGAAGAGAGCGGCACCGGCTTTCGCCGCTGCCGCCTCTTCCCGGCTCCGCTCCGACGGGCTGTTAGACTGGCTGGACGGTGAGGAACATCCAATCAACAGACGCACGCACGACGGCCTTACCCGTTACGCACGCTGTCATCTCAACCGCACCGCTGCGCCTCCCACCAGATCGTCGAAACGACCTGACCGGAGCACCGACGCCCGAATCCCCCCGGTGTTACCCAGGCATCCCCGTGCGCCGACTCAATCTCAACGTCAGACCCCGAAAGATCTTCGGTCTTGATCCTACACAGACTCCCATCCAACCGACTTGGCTGGTGCCGACGACTCTCTGCCGAACCGAAGTTCGGTGAGTTTCCGCCGGTGGGCGCTACTCCCCCTCCTGGTGACATACGGTGTTAGCCGTACGGCTCCTGGTGGTTCCTGGCGCCCTGGGCTTTGGCGGTACGGTTGTCAAACTGCGTCACCCAGCCGTCGCTGAGCAGGAACGTTTAGACCAGATGCGCCGGGTCGGCGCAAGAGGAATTCGAGAAAATAGTAAGTCTCTCGTTTGGAAGAAGATACGCGCACCGGCGCAGGCCATCATCACTCGGCCACGGCCGCGAGGATTTCGAGCGGCGTCCAGTGGTCGTCGTAGGCCCTCATAAGAGTGCGCCAGGCAGCCTCTTTCTTGGCAGCATCCCCGTCAACGTCCATCAGAGCCGCTGTTTCCGGCGCGCAACTCTCCACGGCAGACCTAGAATTTCTCCTACGCCCCGACGTTCGGCCGATCCAGACAACAGCTAGCCCAAGCGGACTTGAAACAGCAAGAGCGCATTCGACGTGAACCGGTAGACGGTTCAGATTCCCAATCTGATCGAGCCCAATGCGAAGTTTCTTGACTCATCTGTTCTCAGCAACGGCTTGTTCGCTAACGATCCATGCAAGCGTCTGACCGTCGACACAGTGCCGTTTCAGGCGTCGTCCTTTCGGGCTTCTCACGACGATCTTGACGCGCATAACCGTCTATACCCTAGTGCGGTAATTGCCGTCGAACTGCTAAGATAGTCGTGTCTCCCTACGTAGAAGGCGCGACTTATGGCGACCGACGGCCAGAACATCCCCGAGCAACAGCCGCCTGATACCCCAGCCGGCCAGCCCGGACCCACAGGGAAGACCAAGGACGAGTGGTGGGGCTACACCCTGCGGAAGCTGGGTGGTGGGATCATCGACATCGAACTCACCAACGACCACAAGAAGGATGCTCTCGACGACACTGATCGTTGGTACGCCGAACGAATCGGTTTCATCAAGTACCAGCAGCTTCCGCTCGTGCCGGGTCAGTCGAACTACTACCTCTCCAGCGACGTCATCGAGGTCTTCGACATCTGGCTGCCTAGCTTCCAGCTTCCCACGCTGGACGTCGATAGCTTCTCCTTCACCTACTTCACGAGTCTGTTTGGCGCCTGGACCTCGCCCCAACAGGCGCCGATGCCCTACTCCGACCTGGTGCAGCGTCTCCAGTACTTGGAGCAGATCGGACGCATCTTCTCGACCGACCGCGACTGGGACTGGCAACCAGAGCTTCGGCGCCTTGTGATCGCGCCTCCGCCGCGTGCAGGAGGTCTGGGAACACAGATTTCGAGCGCGATCCTCAAGGTAGGCTCGTCTGACGTTCGTCCCGAGCAACTCGACCCGCGCTTCTCCGACTACTACAGACGGAAGCTGATGATCGAGGCGATGCGCACTCTCGGCACGATCCGAGACACCTACGACGCCTACCCGACGGTAGGCGGAGAACGAACCATGAACGGTGGCGCGCTTCTTCAGCGCGCCGATCAGCTTGAGGAGAAGCTGGAGCAAGACGCGATCAACTGGGAGCGTGCGACTCCCCTCATCTCCGGTTAGCCAAAAGGCAAGGTAAGAGAAATGACGATCAAGGCACGCCCGATTCACGACCGCATCATCGTCCGCGTCGACCGCCCAAAGACGCGCACGGACGGAGGTATCTGGCTTCCGCCCTCCGGCAAGAAGGCGCAGAGAAAGGGAGAGGTTCTGGCAGTCGGACCGGGCACCTACGACGCGGATGGACGGTGGGTAGCGACGACCCTCAAGCCCGGCGACAGAGTGGTATTCGGATCCTACGCAGGAACCGACATCGAGGTCGATGACGAGGTTTACCGCGTACTACGTGAAGGAAACGTCGCTGCTGTCATCGAGGGTGACGAAGAAGGAGTCGAGACGGAAGCGCTTCCTCCCCGCCGAGAAAGCACAGCTTTCGAATACCAGAAGTAGCTGCTAGATGTCCCTCAGCCGGAAACCGAACAGATTCGGGCTCAATCCATTCCTCGCGGTCGACACTGCAATGGCCAACTACTACTACGGCCGCACAGATGTTGCTCCGGACGAAGAAGGTGAAGAGAAGGCGCTGAGGGATGCCGCCAAGGACGAGGGTCCGGAACTCGACCGGACCCTGCCCTGGCCGCTCCTCGTAAGAGGTATGTTCGAGATCCTCTACAAGGAGACGATGAAGCAGTGGCTTCGCAGACGGGGAAAGTCGAAGCGAGAGCCAGAAGACCCTCTTCCTAACTCCATCGTTATCTCACCTCAGGAGTGGGCGCGCGCCTTCAACATCATCACGTTCAGCTACGTTGAGAACGGACTGTTCAGGCGGCCCAACGTCATCAAGAAGCGCGTCACTGGAGACGGACGCGAGGTTGCGCTTGCGCTCCTGGTCCAGGACCCTGGTAAGGGGCGCGAGAAGATGGCGGACTACCTGAGTCCTAAGAGAAGGCGCGAGACGATCACCGTTCTGCGGAGAATGGAAAAGCACAGGCGCGATCTAGGGGAAAACGACGCGGTGCAGAAGCACCTTGCGAACATGAACCCGCCGACCGTGGTGGGATAACGACCGATGGCAGACGACCGCACCAACAAGGCTTTCGACGAGGACCGGGAGAACGACGACATCCCGGAGTCGGATGGCATCACCGAGGAAGATCTCGGTGTGCGGGCAGCCCCCGATACTGCGGCCGGTCAGCCATCACCAGAGCAACCCGCAGACGCCTACCGCGACACCTTCTTTGGTCCGCCGGACAAGCGCTACCTGGACGTGCTGAACCGCAGAATGACGAAGCTGCGAGGGAGCAACGTCTACTACTACGTCCTTCGCTCCCAGACAGAGCGCACCGACGACATCTTGCCTGTTACCGAGAACAGGATCGCTGGACCGCACGATCAAACGCGTCACGCCGGAGGCGGAAAGCCGGAAATGCTGGAGGATACCAGCCAGCTTTCTGCTCTCTGGGGTGAACCTATTCTCGTCGGTCACAAGATCAGCACCGTCGAACGTGAGTACACGCCTTCCTGGGATTTCGACGAGCCGATCCTTGTGCGCGGCGTTCTCTACGATCCCGAGCGCGCGGAGACCCCAGACGGTCGAGGGGCGATCTACACGAAGCGCATCCGACTCTCACTCGCACGGATCCTCTGCGAGACCGAGTGGAACATTCGCCCGCGCGTCGGTGACATGGTCCGGATCCCCAACCTGGCAAACCCGCCCCGTGACCAGGACAACTACTACGACGTCGAAGAGGTCGTCATCAACGACACCCGGTTCGGTGGCACCGGCTTCTTCACGGCGTTTACCATGCAACTTTCTCGCTCGTCGCGGCACGCTCCGCAGCGTAAGATCCCTGAAAAGGATAAGCGAGACGCTCCGGACCCACCGGTCTAACGAGGTAGTCATGGCCCTGGATGAGATCAAGGCAAAGCGTTTTCTCAATGTCTTCGGGGATCGTCTGCCCAAGAAGAACTCCAGCAACGT